ATTGGCGATTACATTGGGGCTACTGGAGCTACAGGGATTACTGGGGCGACTGGAGTTGCCGGAAATACAGGTGCAACTGGTTTGACTGGAGCCACCGGATTGACTGGAGCTACTGGACCATCTACTGGAGTCGCTGGCGGCGACTTGTCTGGAAATTATCCAAACCCAACCGTAGACGGATTGCAGGGGCGACCAGTTAGCAATGCCACACCATACAATGGTCAAGTATTGCAGTTTGACGGAACAAGTTGGGTTCCAGGAAGTGTTCCATCTGGCGGCTCTGGTGGTGGTGGCGTAGTTTACTTCCTTAATTTCAATACATCTGCGGATTCCCCTGTTACAAACATCCCACAGACTCCCAACACATCAAAAGAACTTGGGATTACAGCAGAAACAGCAGCAACATCATACACATCGCCCAACCTTTCTACTGGAAGTTACGACCTTTTGGCATCGTTTGTTACAGATTTGAATGTTCCGTCTGCTACAGCAATCCCAGCAGGCATTTGGGACTTCAATATTTTTGCAACATCTTCAACAACGAATGCAGCCAACCAGATTTACTACAAGATTGAGATTCTGAAGTATGACGGAGTAAACGCACCCACGCTTCTTGCTACATCAAACGATACATACATTTACGATCCAACAGAGATTACGCAGTATGTAAGTTCGGTAGTTATGCCACAAACTACGATTCTGGCTACAGACCGTATCGTTGTTTATCTCTATGGTCGTGCGCACCAGAACAACAATCAGCTAACTTTCCAATTCGGTGGAACATATCCATCCCATGCGCACAGCACCATTCCAGGCGTTACCGGCAGCGGCGTTGTTAAGGTGGTCAACGGAGTCTTCCAAAGCCCAGCATCAACCATTGTAGACTCGGATGTTTCAGCTACAGCAAATATTGCCCAGACAAAGATTGCAAATCTAACGACAGACCTTGCTGGAAAACTCGGACTCTCCGCAAACAGCTATGTTATCGCCCGACCCGGAGACAATCTTGCCACCAAATACGGAGAGGCAAAAGTCCTGACGCCGCAAGGAAATGCCCGCAGCGGAACAAACCGCGCCAGCCTTATTGTCTTCCCTGGCACCTACTCCCTTGCCGCCGAACTCGCAATCGATACAGAGTTCGTGGACATCGTAGGACTCGGCGCACAGGTCCAATCACCCTCGGTGTTTGTCACCACCAGCACGCTGAATGTTACGGCGAACGACGTGCGTGTAAGTGGGATTTCTGTTGGTTCGCAGGAATTTAAGATTGGAAACAATAAGCCGTTGCAAGTTTTTGAAAATTGCACAGGCGGGGATAATAGCTTCGGTGGCAACGGCGCTACAGCTAGCGGGACATTCACGAACTGCAAGGGGGAAGAAGGAAGCTTCGGTGGCTACGCCACAGCCAGCGGGACATTCGCGAACTGCACTGGGGGGAATAACAGCTTCGGCGGCGGTGGCGGTGGCGCTACAGCCAGCGGGACATTCACGGACTGCACTGGGGGAGATGCCAGCTTCGGCGGTAGCGGCACAGCCAACGGAATATTCACGGACTGCACGGGGGGATATGGCAGCTTCGGCGGCGACAGCGGCACAGCCAGCGGGACATTCACGGACTGCACGGCGGGGGATTTCGGCTTCGGCGGCAACGGCGGCGGCGGCGGCACAGCCAGTGGCACATTCACGGACTGCAAAGGTGGGGCTCTCAGCTTCGGCGGCGATGGTGTACTTTCCGGAAAACTCATTTCCTGCCGCCTAACCTCTGGCTCATTCCAAACACCATCCGGCGCAGGCATTATCCGCCTATGCCTCGACGGCAACAACAACATTGTGAACGCTGGATAGTATATGAAAACAATTTACGGAACAACAGATGTAGAGATTAACGGAGTCCAACAGATCGCCGCTGGCGGCACAGGCGCGACAACGGCTTCCGCCGCCCTGGCCGCGTTGGGCGCACCAAGGTCATTGAGCAATGTTGTTAGCGGAACAGTTGTCACTGGAACACTAAATAACACGGCATCAAAAGCACTTTCGATACCTGCGAATAGCTTTACTACAAACGATTGCCCCGAGTTAATTGTTAGGGTTAGAAGGACTGGAGCCAGTTTGAACCAGTTCCAAACACGAATATATTGGAATACCACACCAGACATCGCTGGAACCCCAATTTTAATTGGCAGGGGTCCAAATGTTGTTGCAGGAAGCAACACATTGTATCTTTCAAGGCTGCTTGCAATAGTAAATTCCACAAATTCAACCAGCGTAAACGATGTGACAATTCAAAATACCACAGATTATGGAATCACAACGCCGATCCCACAGAGCCTAGCAATAGACTGGACTCAAAATGGATTTATAGTTGTGGCAATACAAAATTTATCTGTTTCCGATCAGACTTACTGCGATATAATTAGAATAAGATAATATGAAAATCAACGGGTTGGATGTGACTGGAAATTATTTTGAAAAAATTGACGACACTATGTGCCACGTAGAGTTAGATGGATGCATTAGGTTGGTTCACCTGAGTGATACAGAGTACTCTTCTATTGAAGAAATCGAAACCATTGTAACTGCAATTTAATGCCAGCACTTCCACAACTAGGCGACGGTCAAAACAACCTTCTCCGCAAGATTACAGAGAATACCTATCAAGGTTCTTTGTCTGGGCAAGGCTTCCAAATTCCACCGTTTGATGAGATTGACATCGATTACTACGGAAGCACAAACAATATCTTCCAAGTAGTTTACAAAAAAAACGGGGCTATCGTAAAAACTCTTACCTTAACTTATGTCGGAGGGGGCGTTGTGGATAACGACAAGATTGCCTCGATTAGCTAATGGCTTGGGTCTTCAATCCATTTACGGCAAAATTGGACTTCGCTGGTAGCGGAGGTGGTGGTTCCAGCTATATTGATGGTGAAGTTCAATACTACTCCAATTTGCCTATTCTAGTTAACAATCCTCCAATTGATTCAGCTTTTCTTGTTAGGGAGGCATCTGGGGCTTGGTTGATCAACCGCAAGCCAGCAGGCATCTACGTCCGTCTAGCTAACGCGGGTGCGCTGACAGACTGGACATACGCCGGAGCATTTCCAGATGTTTTCTCGGATGCAAATTTTACGGTTTACGACAACGCGGATTCTTCAAGGACAGTACAATTTAATTTAAACGGAGTAAGTCCATCAACGAACCGAACGCTATCTATCCCGAATCGTTCTGGAACAGTTGTTGTTTCAGATATTACGGCCGGCACAGGAAGCGATATTGTAAACAATATCGTTAGCCTTACGCAAGCCGAGTACAATGCAATTGTTTCTCCAGACACAGCAACTCTTTATCTTATTACTGATCCTTGATTTATGGCTCTTCTACAAAAAGCATATCTTGGCAGCACTCCACTTTTTAGGAACTTGGCGTGGTTTAATATTTTTGCACCAGTAATAAAAGATATTAGCGCGTTAGTAACAATTACAGCAAACACAAATGCAAATACAAAGGGACCGTGGACGCAAGTCATAGCTGCAACTTCAGAAAATTCATCGATGTTGTATTTGTCGCCAACCAATTTGGCTGTAACAGCAACAAATACAGCATCATTACTTGATATTGCAATAGGACCAGCTGGAAGTGAAACGGCAATTTTGCAAAACATAGCAATTGGTGGAACTGGAAATATTAGAATACAGGTTCCGATTAAAATTCCAAGTGGAACAAGAATATCAGCCCGCATGCAATCGGTTGTTCCAGGCGGAAAAACGGCCCAGTTGCAATTAATTACGATTGATGCTGGTGATTATGACATAACGCCTACCAGTGTTGATGTTATAGGTGGAGATACATCCACAAGCCAAGGAATCAGCTTTAGTGGATCAAGTGGAACATGGATTCAAGCAATTGCATCAACCACCCGTGCATATCGTGCAGTTGGGCTTGTATTGTCAAACAACACAAACGACAGCGCAAATATTGTTCTTTCTAGATTTGATTTAGGAGTTGGTGCCAGCGGAAGTGAAATTGTGTTTGGTAATATGCGTTGGACGTCGAATGTAAATGAGTTTACTGCCACTGAAGTGCCATTTTATAGCACATACGGTAGAAATATTCCTGCTGGAAGCAGGCTTGCCGTTAGGCATTTAATTGCAGCCAACCCCAACAGGTACGGATTCAACCTAATTGGAATTCCTTAATATGGAAAATTGGCATATTCTTTACGAAACAGATAGCGGCAACTCGGTAAGCATAGGTTCTGTAATTGTAGAAAACATACCGAGCCACCTAACGTCACTTCCAATTACAGACGAACAGGCGTACGGGCTTTATCATGGGTTGCTTTATTGGGATGAACAATCGCGCAGCTTGGTTGAAACCCAAGAAAACTTGACGGAAGCAAACAATTAACCATACATTTAGAAATAAATGAATATTGAAGCTCCAATCAGCAACCATACTCACGGATTTTTGGGTTCTCTGACCAGCTTGGTCGCAGTTGCGGTATCTTTCCTTCCGCACATCGAGGCGTGGCTGCGTATTAGTTCTCTTGCCTTTGGAACTGCCGCCGCGATTGTTTCCATATTTATTATGCTGGAAAAACGAAACATCGAGAGGAATAAGCGAAATGAAGAACATCATCGTTAAAGCACTTGCGCTCCTTACTGGAGCATCCAAGTCGGTTCTGAACTTTGTTCTGCCGATTCTCAAAGACACCACAAGCAAACTGCTGGCGGATTTGCTACCTATCGCACTTGAGGTGGTTTCTTCACTTGTAGACAGCAAGAAGACCGGAGATGAGAAGCGCAGGGATGCGTTTGTCCGCATCGAGACTGCTGCAAAATCTCGCGGTATCGAGGCTGCTAATTCGGTTATCAATCTTGCAATCGAACTCGCGGTGCAGCGCACGAAGGAGAAATGAGCGAAGAGACAAAGGAGTGGTGGCAGAGCCGGACTATTATCGGCGTTATCGTTCTTCTGCTTGCCCAAGTTCTGAAGTATTTCAAGGTTGATATCGTTAACGAGGAACTAACGGATATCGTTGTACTGGTGATGGACTTTGTGGGTGCAAGCCTTGCAATCTATGGTCGGGTTAAAGCGAGAAAGACAATTAAGCGAACGACGCCAGGCGGCAAATTCAACCCGAACGCAGAGGTCCGCAAAGCCAAGTCTGCCCGCAAGAGGGTACTCGGAATATTCTTTTTTCTTATTGTTGTCCAAGCGCATGCAATTCCATATCCATCCCACGTTTGGTATACAAATCCTATCAGATACTGCAATGTTGTGGATAGCCGCCACTTTCTTGTGAGGTTGGTTGACAGCCTAAAATTTAACATCTTGCTCTTTCCGTTGAGGGGCGAGATCAAGGGTGGCGCAGACTTCTAATGCGGTCTACTCTGGAACAGAAGCTGGAGATGGCTAGGTTTATCTTGTCTGTTGAGGCAAGAAGGGGACGTGACGGGAACCTAAGGGTATACAAGCTTCCCGCCGCAGATGGTGGTGGAACATACGAGGTTGCTGGAATCAACGATAGGTACCATCCGCAGGCTGCAAGTTTCATTAAAAGGCTGTTGGAGGAAAAGCGGTTCAAGGCTGCTGAAGAATATATCGTCGATTATCTTTTGCACTATACGGATATTGTTTCCAAGTGGACACAGCATGCTGCAATCGAGGCGTTCCTCAGAGACTCGGTATTCAATCGCGGACCCAAGGGTGCGCTGCGCATCCTACAGCTTGCAATCGGAGTGACGGATGACGGCAACTTTGGGCCTAAAACCCGCGCTGCGTTGTCGGAAGCGTTGAAGAACCCATCCACCCTACTCAAAGCATTACGACGCGCTAGGGAGGCGTATGAGCGCAAGGTAGCCCCGCCTGTAGGGGCAAGGGCTAAGTTCTGGCAGGGACTCGTCAACCGCTGGAACAAAGCCTACGAATTTGCCCAGCAATATATCATTTAACGATACAAAGCATGAACGAACAACAATACAAGATATTCATCTTCGCGATGCTATCCATCACAACATCACTACTAGCAGTATATGGAATCACCCAGCTTGTCCGCTAACAGTCCCGAGGAGGCAAAACTCAAGCAAGAGGTAAAGCTCTTGCGTGAAGTGCTTGCCAAATGTCTGAAGGCAAGGCAGATTAACCACGTAAGACAGATCATTAAAGAAAGCTATGGAAGGACGAGTTAAAAGCGCAATGAAAAGACTGGGGCTGTCTGGGTTTAACAAACCCAAGCGGACACCTGGAGCCGCGAAGAGCCATGTGGTCTATGCTAAAGAGGGCGACAAGAAAAAGATTATCCGGTTCGGACAGCAAGGCGTGAGCGGAAGCCCGAAGAAAGAAGGAGAGTCTGCCGCGTATCGCAAGCGTCGTGAGTCTTTCAAAGCTCGCCACGCAAAGAACATTGCAAAAGGAAAGATGAGCGCGGCTTACTGGGCCAACCGCGTAAAGTGGTGATATTTCATCAGCTTACGCACTCTGTTAAAATTTTGTTTGCATTCTGCTGACGAATAGCAGATATTCACATCAATGACGAAGCGGGTTCCAACAAGGACTCTGACTATTCACGATGAGAAGTGGAAGCTCATCTTCCGCGCACCAAGGGAAGGTGACGATCTAATGACGACCATCGAGCCAGACGATCAAGGGCTTTGCTCCTATGCAAACAGAACGATCTACATTGCCCCGAATAGCGAATCGCTCGGCACAGGGATACACGAGATTCTCCACGCTTGCTTCCCCGACTTGAACGAGGAGTCCGTCGAACACGCCGAAATGGTTCTTATGAAATACTTGTCCAAGTTCCCACAAGAGTTACACGCCAAAGAGGAGGGCATCGAGCTATGATTCCAAAGCAAGGTAGCTGGTGGACGTTCCGAGGCGACCAGCAAGGTTGCGGGAAGAACCAGCAAGTCTGCGAGTCTACAACGGGACACGTCGTTTCTTGGGGGGATGGGTTCTCTTGGTATGGCCCGACCCATTTGTTTTTAAAGTTGTTCACCCCAGTCGAAGATAAGGAGCAACTTGTATGAGCCTGCGCTACGAACAGTATTATTCTCTACACAAAACACGCGAGTTTCTACGCGACCTTTTGCACAGCAGCACACGCCCAAAAACTGGGAAGGAACTAAAAGATAGGGCCTATTCATGCTTGCGGCATTTTCCATTCCTCAAAGAGAACGGAGAGCCAATGTTCTCTAGGGACGATTTTGATTGTCCACCAATAAAACAATATGGCAAAGACCCAGAAGAAGAGCCGTTTCCAACCGTTTAATATCGGAAGGCAATGGAAAAAGTGGATGGCTGTTAGCTGTTCACACGGGGATCATATCGACCCAGAGGCAAGGGATGCAGTGCTTGCGTTCCAAGAGCGGTGGAAGCCGGATACGACGATCCACCTCGGAGACTTTATCGACATGGCTGCTGCCCGTTCTGGTGCGATGAACGACCCCAATGCTTCGGATAGGGCTGCTAGCGTAGCGGACGACCTCGCTGCTGGGGTTGACTTCCTATCGGAGCTTCGACCCAAGCACATCCTTTACGGCAATCACGAAGACCGTTTGTTTAAACTTGCGAACTCACCCAACGCTTTGGCCGCGCATGCAGCCACTATTGTTATCCAAGAAATCGAGAAGTTGGCAAAAAACTTGAAAGCTCGGACATATCCTTATGACATTCGCTCGTATTGTCCTATCGGTGGCTACAAGTTTATCCACGGGTTCATGTTTAACCAAGCGGCTATTCGGGACCACGCAGAGACGCATGGCAACTGCATTATGGGGCATCTACACCGAGTTGGAATGGAGCCTGGACGCACACTACAGAGCGCAACAGCATATTGTGTTGGAACACTTATGCGCCTCGATGCCGACTACGCTAAGACAAAGAGGGCAACTTTAGCTTGGAGCCAAGGGTTTGGCTACGGCTACTACACAGACACACACCTAACTGTAAACCTATGCGAAAGAAAACCGGACAATCCGTGGATGTTGCCTCTGTAAAAGAGGCATGGAACGCGTTCTTCCAACAAGAAGAAGCACTTACAAAAGAAGACCTAAACAAGCAAGGATGGCGGGATACAGGTGATATCTTGTCGGCAGGCTTGTCCAACTGGGCCTTGCGTTCGGCTGTTAAAGAGGGAAGGTTGGAGAATAAAAAGTTTTGTATTAAGGTTGGTATTGGTAAGCGCGACGTAAACTTCTACCGTCCTAAAATCTGAAGGCTCCGGTTAGGGAGCCTCCAGACACACACACAAAAAGCCAGCTAAACCAAAGCAAAAACTGGCTTGTTGCGGACGCTACTCGTTTGTTTCCAACGAGTCAAATTTATTCTTTGCGTAAACCGCTACCGCCAATGCAGACCAAGTATGCGACTTTAGCCCGTAGGTCGGACCTTGCTTGTCCTTGCTTCCCTGAGGGCCGATGAGATTAAGCAATGCTTGTCTGATATCCTTGTCTTTCGAGCGCATGGTTTTGCAGAGGAACATCTTGATATCCTTGCGGTAGCAGAGCATTGGTTCCTTGCGAGCTATCTCCCAAAACCTTCCAACCCAAAGGCATGTGTTGAACACGCTGGCTCCGACTGCCATCCCATAGCTGGCTACCATTTCAATGGCAACCTCGTCGTAGTCGCGTCCGATCAGTAGCTGGCGCATCTCTGCATTGGGGACATGCCCGTGGTCGATCACCTTCTTGCCGTCCCACTGCACGAATGCAGACATGTCTGGGCCTGGGTCTATTGCGAATATCGTCATATCAGATAGCCTTTCTCACGCGCCCACTTGCCGTTTGCTTCAATGTAGTTATGGCACGGGCGGCACACAGGCATCCAAGTCTCCTCGTTGTTGAGGTTGCTCCCACGTCTGGCTTTGTGGTGTATGTCGGTTGCCATAACCCCGCATATCTCGCAGTGGGGGTTGCATAGCAAGTATGTCTTACGCTTCTTGGAATACTCCGCAAGCTCTACCTTGTGCTTCTTGCTGACGGGATTCAGCCTGCCTCCACGCTTGAGTCCTACACGGCGCTTCAGCATGTCAAGATATAGGCAATGCAGATTGCCAGCACGATTAGGATTAGAACCGTGTCTGGCTCTAACCAATCTTTCCTTGGATTTTTCTTAGCCACGCATCCTTTAGCTTCTCTTTCTTCCGCTTGGCTTTCAATCTCCATTTCTTTTGATACGCCCTTCTATTTCGTTGCAGCCTGTAAGTATCTGGTATCGGACTGATTGCAACAAACACCTCGTGTGTAATAAACGTGTGTCCGTTCTTGCAGACCCTCCTGCGCCGAACAAATTGGTTGCCATCCCCGTCCACCAGTTTCCTGCTCTCTTTGATGTCGAGGTCGTCTTCGCATGTCGGGCATTTCATTCCTCAACAATTATTGTCGAGCGAATCCAGTCTCCAACCTCCAGATGTATCTGGCGCAGGGCAGAGGTTGCGGAATAGAGTTGCTTGCGCAAAGCTTCGCACTCGGCCTCAGTTCTATTGCTCTGCTTAAGAAGACTGTTCGCCTTGTCGTGAATTTCAGCGCCGACCAAGATGCGCTGTTCTACGATTTTCTTTAGCTCGTCGCGTTCTTTTATGAGTTGGTTTACCCAAATAAAGTATTGCTCGTTTTTCTGTTTGGCTTCGTTGTATTCGCGCTCCAATCTTTGGAAAGTTTCTTTTAGCGCAACCGACCATTGCCCATTGCTTTCCTTGATTGCCGCGTCTGTTTTTGGTGTAAGTTGGATGTTCATTTCCATTCTGGAACTACTGATTTCAGTTTAGATAGTGTGCAGTCATCTCCATCTGCCAAGTGGCGATTCTGTTCTAATGTGGCAATGATATTATGCGTTACATCCATCAACTTGCATTGAGTTAGAACTAACTCCCTGTGCGTGCGATGGTGAAACTTTGTTTCTTCATCCAACGCCTCCCTCGCCTCATCGCGCTCGCGCTCAAGTTTGCGGGCGAGAGCAGCATCGACAAGTTCAGCGTTTTCGCTCGGCCAATATTTGTAAGCCGCATCTGTTTCTGGTGTGTCGCTCACAACTCAGCCTTCCTCTTGAGGATTTTTACGATGGAGTCGAATGCTTCCTTCTTGTCCCAGCGTAACCCGCAAGTAACAATTTCGTGCCACTCCCCGAGGATGTAGGCTTCGTAGGTGGTGCGGCGGCAGTCGTCATCGCTGGCGTCGTATTGCCGGATCGGAAACCCGAGGAACTTCGGCTCGTTATTGGGGAACAATAACTGCGAGCGGAGGGTCTGCACCTCGTTGCGCAGCGCCTCGATTTCGTTCTGTAGCATGACGTGGTATGGGACGGTTTGCTCGCTAGTCCAAGGTTCGTCTGCTGCCCTGCTGAATCCGGTGCGCTCAAGGTCGCACTCGGCTGTCATTTCGTTTGGTATGTTCATCAAAAAAGAAGTTGCACTGTATGCACCGATGTGTCAAATATCTTTTTCAAATGACAGGTGACGCCACATCCAAAGCCGCTTTAGCAGCCATCCTCGCCAGAACCGCAGTCGAAGAACTGGAGATCGGGAATCTGCTGGAGGGGTATAATTGTATTCTCAAAGCCCAGCACCAAATCAACGATGCCATCCGCGTTCTGGTGGAAGTGATGGCAGAGATACCCGAGAAGGAGTTTGCTATCGAACTATGAACCAGTCTGTGAGCGAGGACGCGGGAACATGCTTGGAGTGCAGCTACCCGCTGGAACTCGTTCGTCCAGGCAAGGTGCAGTGCAACTACTGCGAACTTGAGTCTATGTATGAAGAGGAACTCTACGACCACGCCAAGACCCGTCGGACACTTGAGGCCATGATAGAGGAGAACGACAGGCTGCAAGGCGTGATAGCCGACTTGATGCGCGGGAAGGATAATGCTTGTTCAACAATAATACTTGACCAGAAATGAACGGATGATAGGTTGATTCCCGTGCGGAGAGATTCGCACCGCCTGCGTGAAGAACAGGCGTTAAGCAAAAGAAAGATTAAATCGAAACAATGAGAAACAAATCGCGGCTCCTCTCTGTTATTCTTCACCCGACATTCAATCGGTCTTTCTGCGGAGAGGGGCTGCGGCCCTCATAGACTATGGAATACCAAGTGCAGGAATACGAGCGCTGCGACGTAATGCAGGAAGGCAGCATCGAAGATATTTTAATAGGCGTAACCAAGCCTTCAATAGACAGGCTGCTCAAGATGCAAAACCCAGGCGACTGCATCGCCCTATACACGACATACTGCTACGTCAGAAAGTGGCAGCACAACTCAAACGTGTGGGCCACTTCTGAGTATATGATGAAGGCGCTGGACTGGGGTAGAGACAGGTTCTCGAAAGCTAAAAACCAGCTACTGGAATCTGGCTTTATAGAGGACGTAAAGGTTCTTGGTGATGGAAACAAAATAACAAGGCACTTCGTCAAAATTCGTTATGCAATGAAGGCCACCATGGGGAAATTCCACACTGCGGAAATCCCACAGGGTGGAAAACCCGCAGACAAATGCAATGTAATAGTAGATGAAATACCCTTTAATGGTAATGAAATAATAACACGGCAACACGAGAAGGCTATTCTTAGCAAGATGCGGAAAATGAGTGATAGCTTTAGGGAGGTTGTTAAAAGGAAATCGAATGTTATTCACGAACAAAATTCGGATGGTTTACTATTTCCAATAAGCCAAGAAAAACCAGAGCAACCCAAACGCGAAAAGCTGGAAGCATTCAAAACCCGAGCATGCGGACTGATGGGGAGAAGAACATCAACCGCGTGGAGCGTGAAAGAGCTTCGCCTTTGCGAACCACACCTCGACACAACGGACGAGGACTGGAAATATCTGGAGGCTTACTACGCCAACAGAGGGCAGAAAGACTTCTACTGCCGGAAGAATATGGAAACCCTCCTCAACAACTGGGCTGGCGAGATAGACAAGTCACGCGAGCATGCGTTGTCGAAAGAGAAAACAGACTGGGATACTTGGAAACCAAACGAATAAGAAAATGAAAATACTCATAATCGACTCACACAAGGGCTTTCCACATGAAGACGTCACCAACCTCCATGTGAGAAACGCGAGGGCCATAGCGGCCCATATAGGCGCAACGCTGGTGTCTTCACACGCTGGAGCAGATGCAATAGCCCAACAAAAATGGGATGCTATCATTTTTAACCATGCTTCAGGATACTCTAACGTGGATTACAAATGCGTAGAAATGAATCCAGACGCCAAGCTATTCTATATTACAAACGAATACAACTTGGGCGAACCTCAGTTACTTTGGATGGCTGCAAAGTCTGGAAGAAAGTATGATGTGATAGCCAACCATCCAGCAGAGGCATCCAAGGTTGTGAAGAAGTATGTCAATGAGTGGAATATCATCAACCTCAACTCAATCATATTCAATCCTACGCAGATTGTAGCAGAGTCATCCTTGTTCCCAATAGAGAAAACAGGTGTGGTGTATTACGGATCATTCCGAGCTGGAAGGAGGAAATACTTTCAAAAGTATTTCGACAACAGAATATACGTATCAACAAGCAAAGATAATATCCTCAAGTTCAGCGAAGTTATTCCGAATCTTAAATGCAAGTTCATCGGGAAGCTGAAATGGAAGCCAAGACCACAGTTGGAATCGTTTCAATACTCTCTTTATATCGAAGACGAAAAGACGCACACCCACTACAATCATTTAGCCAACAGATTTTACGAGGCGATTTCTTGTAGGACAACGCCTGTATTCGACGAGTCTTGCAATGGGACTATAGAGAAAAGCGGATACAACATAGGCGAAGAATACTTTTGCTCTTGCCCAGATGACTTGCATTCCAAACATAATCTTCAATTCAAAGAGGAGTGGCTGGTTCGCGCAGCCGAGGAAAGACAAGACACACTTCAAAAAATCAAACAGTTAATCTATAAATGAAAACACCGATATACACACACGGAGAGATAGGAGCCTTATCCCTCATCGCCAACGACCCTGCCATTCTTGGAACCCAAGTATGGGAATCAGACTACTTCGCAATAGAGACGCATAAGAGACTCTTCCAAGCCTTGCAATCCTCCTTCCACAAAACAGGGGACGCGAGCGAGTTCAGCGCCGTTGCGGAACTGGAGAAGTCTGGATACTTGCAGAAGATGGGAGGCGATGACGCGGTTCACAAAATCCTATCGGCACACTACGTAAAGCCAGGTGACGTCGCCAAGCAGATGGCGCACGACTACCGCAAGGAGTTGATCCGATACAAAGGCTACCGCGACACACTCAAGCTCATCGAGGAGAGTATCCCAGATATCGAGAACGCGAACGCCAACCTCCGCGATTTGGGGGACAAGATTGCAAACTCGTTAAACGATAACGCGCCTACCCAAACCTCCGTAAAAGAGATCGCAAACAATCTGATCGACATTATGGAGGGGAAGGAAGACCGCAAGTGCTACCCTACTGGACTCGTTTACTTGGATAGAACGATGAAGGGCGGCATGCACGGCGGGGAACTGCTGACGATTGCCGCGGAATCGGGCGGCGGTAAATCCATCTTTATGGTTCAGGCCGCGCTGGCGAACTTGCAAGCTGGCAATCCCGTGGTTTACTTCTCCCTTGAGATGGACAAGACCGATGTATTTGAACGGATGGTAGCGGCAACCGCGAGGATACCCGTGCGAACCTCCGAGGAATACAAGACGGGTCACATCAAAGAACTCCCCTCCATCAGCAACGCAATCTTCTCGCTCCAGAAGCTGCCCCTAACAATCGTGGACGATATGTTCACCCTCGACGAAATCTGTGCCGAGGCACAGCGGCTTTCCATGCTCGGCAAAGCATCGGTAGTTCTCGTGGACTACCTACAGATTGTCGAGAACGATGGGGATAATCGCGAGCAGGCGGTATCCGACATCGCAAGGAGATTCAAGAACCTCGCGTCCCGAATAAAGGCTCCCGTCATTACAGGTAGCCAGCTAAACGACGACGGCAAGCTCCGCGAGTCTCGGGCGATCAAGCAGCACTCAAACCAAGTCATCTACATTAAGCACAAGGAGGCCAAGTCGTGCGTGTATGTTGACAAGAATCGGCGCGGTCCGAGGGCATATCAATTCGATATCAAAATGGACGGCGAGATCAGCCGACTCACAGAATGACAACCGACGAAGCATTCCGAAAGGCATACTGGCTACTCGACAAGGCCCAGCAAATCTGGCACCTCGACGTGCAGGAAAAATTCCAGCAGGCGCAGCGGTATTACGAGGAGGCACTTGCAATCAAAGCCGAATACTTCGACAAAAAAGATTTTGACGAGGCTGACGGTTGGTTCTAACTTTCCCGCGATGAAGATCAGTTTACCTCCGCGTTTGCATATGATCCGGTTTATTAGGAAACCAACCCTTCCACCACCCAAGACACACAAATCACCCCGCGACTACAATCGTCGGGCATCAAAACAACAAACCAAACAAGAGAATGAAAGCGAAAGCTAAAAAAAAACCTGTAAAGAAACCAGAAGCGCAGCCAGTAGAGCAGGCAACCTACTACGCCATTGACGTATCTGACGGATACGAGAGAGAGGATTGCGTAGGTGAGGCAATTGTCCTTGGACCTTACTGCTCGGAAGAAGAATTGAAATTTGAATTGAAAGAATACTGCCTTCCGGACGGAGACATCTTCTGCTACCAGTTCATTATTGTTAAACAAGTGAACACTGTCGCCGTCGAACTGACCCGCAGCATGAACATCAGCTACGATGTCGCGCTCGACACCACGCCAAGGGAAGAACTGTCTGGATGGAGGCAATGGACCGACGATGAAAAGCAAGATTAACAGCATCATCGTTCTTGCCCTAATGCTTGCATTCTTCCTTATCGTGGGCTGGTATTGGAACGGAATCAGCAAGCCCAATTTCACGCTCTGTCCCTTGTGCAACCAGAGTGTCCAACAATAAGCACAGAACAACACACGCAGAAATAAAACCAAAATGAAAGAATCTGGTCACTACTACCAGAAGGACGGCACCGCAGTCTTTGAGGTGCCAAATAAATCGAAGGGCGGAATGCGCCCGACAACGCTGAAAGATTGCAAATCGCTCGGTCTTTACCCAAGCGTCACAACGATAATGAAGGTGCTGGCTGCGCCCGAACTGGACCGCTGGAAACAACAGCAAGTCTTGCTCGCCAGCCTTACGTTGCCCCGCCAAGAAGGTGAGACAGATGAAGCATACTGCTCCCGCATCATGGAAGATGCATTCAAGCAAGTTGACGATGCCGCTGACTTGGGAACGCAAATCCACAAGTCGCTGGAACTTCACTTCCAAGGCCAACCATACGATCCGGCAATGGAAACCTACGTTGCGCCCGTCAAGGAGTGGGCAGTAAAGCACAACGTCAAGTTCCTCCAGCACGAACTCCGCTTGGTGAACCCACGGATTGGCTACGCTGGCACAACAGACGCTCTGATCGAAGTCAACGGAGTGCTGCACATCCTCGACTACAAGAGCCGCAAGACCAAGCCAGAGTATGAGATCAAGCCGTGGAGCAAGGAGCCGATGCAGATTGCGGCTTATGCAAGCGTTGCGGGAGCCACCCGTGGTGTGAACCTCTACATCAGCACAACAGAGCCAGGCCGAGTTGGTGACGCTTGGTATGACGAATCCACCTTGAAGAAGGAGTTCAGCACATTTACCCATGTCTGCGCAATCTGGCAGGCAATGAACAACTACACTCCCCCGAAATGAGCGAAGAAGAACTGAAGAGAGAAATCAAGCAACTCAAGCGCAGACTAACCAATGCGTTAAAGCAACGGGATGAATGGGCTGCGAAGTATGCAAAAGTGATGAGCAAAAAAAATGAAAATAATTCTTGTGTCACGCACCAAGAAGTCGTAGATTCCATTGCGTCGGATGCGAACATCTGACCACACAAAAAAAATGAACACACAATCAGACAACATTGCAGACCTCGCGGCGGCGCTGGCTAAAGCACAAGCCGATATCGGTAGCGTTCACAAGGACGCAGCTAACCCTTACTTCAAATCTCACTACGCCACCCTTGCGGCGGTGTGGGAAGCAGTCAGGCCAACATTGTCCAAGAACGGACTGAGCGTGGTGCAGATGCCTGGCTCAGATGAGCGCGGATACTACGTTCAGACTCAACTAATGCACTCCTCGGGACAGTGGGTTCGCAGCACGACCTACATGAAGCCCGCCAAGGAAGACCCTCAAGGCATCGGTTCGTTAATCAGCTACGCACGGCGTTACGCCTTGCAGGCAATGGTCATGGCATGCCCCGATGACGACGATGGTGAGGCTGCGATGGGGCGCACGGCAAGCAAGCCAGCACCCAAGATCGAGGCACCCAAGGTTGAGGAACCGGAGGCAAAGGTTGATCCTAAGCCAGACTCACCCAAGTTCTCTGGTCCTAACCACAAGGGACTATTTGAGGAGCTTGCCAAGGCTGGCTACACACCATCAGACTTCCTCGGCGCAATGCACCACGCTGGCGCTGTTCCCGAGAAAGCAAACGACTTCTTCAAAATGAAAGACGACACCGCGTCCAAGTTCTTGAAGGACATCAAGCAAACTATCGGCGTAATCGTCGAATGGAAGGCAATCTACGAGAAATAATTATGAACAACACAGAAAAGAAATGGGACAACACCAATCGTGGAGTCCTTTCCAAGAACAAAAACAAGACAGAAGACAAGCACCCCGACATCAAGGGCAAGATCAATGTTGAAGGCAAGGACTACGACCTCGCAGGTTGGTCAAAAACAAACGACAAGGGAACCTATTACAGCCTAAAGGTTAGTATTCCCAAACAAAGGGAAGACGCTTTTTAGCCCGCGCCGAGTGGCGGGTCGAGGGTTTGTCATTTTACCTCGGCCCGCCCAATCGGCAACATGAACATGGGATATTTAATCCTTCTAAAGTTTCTTGATTCAGACAATTGGGCAATGGGAAAGTGGTTTGCCACCCATGAAGAAGCCCAGTTTTGGGTCCACACCCTTCCTCTTGAGAGGGTTGTATACAAAATCATTAAATTAAAATCGGATTGGGTTGATGAGCCAATCAAAACACCCAGCTTGACCGAAGACAACGACATCCCGAGCGAGTTCATCACACCTCAATGCAATTTAGATGACGAGGAATGCGAATCATGCCAGTAAAAAAACAAACACACCTGTCTAAAAAGCTACAGGAGAAGACGCACTACGTCGGATTCCGTATGCCACTCAACCTACACCAACACTTGACCAAGCAGGCCGCGAAGAACAGAAGGTCTTTCTCTGCCGAAATTATCTGCAAATTGGAGTATATGTCCGAGGAAGAAGGATACTCTCGCGACTTGGCACACTAACTGCTGAAGTAAAAATGATGGACACACAAACACCAAGGTTGCGGGCGACCTTTAATACCCCGAACGGCAGCGTTACACGGCAAGAGTTTGCCGAAATGCTTGCAATCAAACACAAAACCGATGTGAAAACCGCGCTCAAACTAATCTCCTGTTGCGAACGGGACGAGGAGATTGACGAGGACGCCCCGAAGAATCATTGGGCATTGCTGGAAGAAGCCTGCATGATCATTCAATTCGACAGCGGCGAGATCGATGAGCTTCCTGTCGAGCTTGTTAAACAAGTATCGGCAGAAGGAACAGAGCAGAGCATCCTCGACTCCGCGCTTAACTCACGGCTGGACAACAGTTATTCCAAGCTTTCCGAACGCTTCGACTTCGGGGAGTATATGACCCAGTTCAAGCCGAAGGACGGCACGATCCCCACACCAGAGGACTACGCTGCCGCCATCGGCATGGGCGTGGACATGAGCAGCAAGGGAATGTGGCTGGCAGGCGATGGTATCTCCAACCTCATCCGTCTCGGTCACGAAAATGTTGTGTATCAAATCGCGGCGAGTCTGAAGATGTCATACTCTGCCGTTTCCAACTGGCACCGCACGGCGCAGAGGATTCCCTTGCACCAGAGGCACGAGATCAGCCCGACTGTCGCAGTTGAAATCGCAACCGCCAAGTTCAGCGAGAACGAGGTGGAGAACAATGCGAAGATCAAGGAACTCATCGACCTTGCCAGACGTGAGCAATGGACTTGCACCGAAGCCCGCTCCCATGTCCGCATGATCAAGGGCAAGGAACCCTTACAGAAGCTGGACAAGACCAGCACGACATGGATCAAGGAGTTCGGAGGCGCGGAGGAGCTACTGATCGTTGCCGCCAAGTGTGCGATGTGCAACGCTGGAGTTACATCCTTCCACTTCGCAACGGCACTGGTGAAAATCTTCCACCAGTTGTCAGGCAAAACACAAGTTATTCTCCGCGAGTTCCTAACCGAGATGCGCGACGAGCAGACGTTTGATGACGAAACAAACGACATCTTAACCAAGATTCTCAAATGAATGCAGATGCGATGAAAGAGATTGGCGCCACGCTCACGATGATGGAGCGAGCAGCGAAGGAATCAGAATCAATCCTCGACCCGAGAGATGTTGAGATCATCAAGATGCGCCTTGGGATTGAAGCCAAGAAACCGAAGACACTATCCGCAATCGGAAAGAAATTCGGGATTACAAGAGAAAGAGTCAGGCAAATACAAAACGCAGTAACAAAGAAAGTTAAGAATAGGCTCCAGTATTGTGTGATGCTGGAGGAAATACAAGACGGAATCAAAAACTGGAACAAACGAAATGGCATACTTTAACGAACGCTGGAACCACTTGCTTGACATTGCCGCAGAGTGCGAAGAGATCGTCAAGCGCAACGGAGTTGTATTGCTGGACAAGAACGAGGGGGAGATCGGGACTGACTTCTCGAAAGCCTGCATCGAGCGGATCGAAGAGACAACAGAAATGCTGAAGCTCTCCGCAGTTCTTGTCCGAGCATTGGAGAAGTTGATGCACGACAAGAATGAGTCTTCTTACTTCGCTCGGCTAACCGAAGGCATCGAACAACTTGTATGCGGGAGCGCAGACCAGAAGAAGTGAGTTGGTGGGATGTAGGTCTGGCGATCATTGCGCTGGCCCTCATCTTCATCTGCCCTGCCGTGCTAATCTTCGGTGCAATCCAATGGCTTCCAGCTTGGGCATCCATCGGTTGCATCGTAGGGTGCGTGGTAGGCTACATCATTGCAGACAGATACGCGGGATTCATGGAAATAAAGGACGACGACGATGATAATGACGAGCCAACGGCAACTACTTGATACGATTGAAGTTTTGAGGCGGCAGATCAACCGCCTTGAAGAGAAGAACTGGAACCTAAAAGAAGGGGTGAAACGCTATGAAGAAAACAAAAAGCAAAGTAAACGCTGCGGGTAATTATACTAAACCCACAATGAGGAAACGCTTGTTCAACAAGATCAAGGCGGGAACCAAGGGTGGCGACCCAGGAGAATGGTCAGCCAGGAAGGCGCAACTACTTGCAACTCAATACAAAAAATCTGGCGGAGGGTATCGAGACTAATGAAAAAGCCACAGCAATCTTTGAAAGACTGGACTGCCCAGAAGTGGACGACCTCAAGCGGCGAGCCGTCGAAGGGCAAGAAGCGTTACCTTCCGGCTGCGGCGTGGAAGGCTTTGTCTCCCTCCGAAAAGGCTGCAACCAACCGCGCCAAGGCTAAAGGCAATCGCGCTGGCAAGCAGTTCGTCAGGCAACCCAAGAAAATCGCCGCGAAAACCTCCGCCTACCGATGAACCCTGTGATGGAAGAGGAGGATGAGATTCGCAACCTCCAAGCAGAAATCAACGAGCAGGCAACGCTACTCGGCAAAAGCATGGAGCGGGAATACAACCTTGCCGGAGTGGTCTTTGAACTTGTCCGAATGAACGAGAAGTTTGCGGACTTCCTACTCCAGCACAACCCGAAGGACGGGCAGGATTTGGTAGTGGAGTATCGCAAGCTAAAAGCGAGGAGAAACCTGTGACAAAAGAAGAAGCCATCCAAGAGCAGATGGACGAGATCATGGACAACTTTGAGTTCCATAAGGCACAACAGATTATGGAGGCGTTGGATTGGAAGTGGAACTTTGTAGGAGAAGGCGAGAGGATTCCTCACACACTTGACATCCGCCGCGCCTCACGCCGCTTGCTGAAGCATGTCGCAGAGAACGGAGGATCAACTGGAACTGGTGGACTGACTGCCTTCTACAGGTCTGGATACGACGAGGACGATGCGAAGCCTTGGGTCCGGCTTGGGTTGCACTTCGGATTGGAGACTTACCACGACGGAACTTGTTACGACCCGTGATGTTTACAAAGATCGGTCACATCCCGAGGCAACAGTATATCTGGATCGACTCTTCGTTTACGCACGAGGAGCCTCAAGGATTCGTCGAGGCGGTCTGGGTAGGGGTGACTGCTATTCCGGCCAGATGCTGGGGAATAAACGCCATCTTGCGCGAAGGCGGGGCATTGTATCGCAACATCCCCCCGCACTTTGTCTCCTTTAGGCAGGACGCCGTGCCGTGGACTCTTCAACGGAGCCAGCTTTGGAACTGCTACGGGTGGAACTTCACGACCTTGGAGAACGAACACTTGTCTGGTCTGCGTGTGTCTGTGTGGATAGACGGCGAACTCTTTGGAGGGGAATACCTTTTCTCTGCCGCCCACATAGACGATTCGTATAGCATGACACCAGAGCAGGATAAGGAGTTCTTCTTCATCCAGTTGGACAACAACAGGCTTACAATCCAGCCGACAAATCGTGTCTCCTTCATTGACAAGTCGTTTATTGTAAACAAGAATCCAATGCCGAAGTTGAAACTGAACAACCAAATCTTTAGTTGCGAATAGTTATGCCGAGAAAAGCAAAAGGTAGGGAGATGGAGCTAACCCCGTGGGAGACTGCGTTCGCCAGGAACCTTGTCTCTGGAATGTCCTACGCAAAGGCTTACAATTCCTCTGGCTATAAACTTACGACCAATCACAAGTATGGATACTTGAAAGGCAGGGCAATCGCTGCCCGCCCCCATGTTAAGGCGTATATGGAGACGCTTCGGAAGTCTGCTTGGGAGAACTCGGTTATGACTTTCGAGGAGAAGCGGCAGTTGTTAGCGCAAATCGCACGGGCCAAGCCAAAAGATGTGGATGAAACAAAACCCTTTGTCTCCTTATCTGTGGACGGCGAGGGCAGGCGGACATTGCAAGGCCCGAAGGTTACGGACAAGTTAAAGGCAATCGAACTCGACATGAGGGCAAGCGGGGAACTCGGGGACGACAAGGATCAAACGAACATTGCGATCCAGTTGGTAAGCGAAAGGCTTTCCATCCCTGAGAATGGAAAGCCTTTGCTGCTGGAGGAGTCTTAAACTATCTGGCGATTCGCCTCGCTTGTATTCGCAGGAGCAGAAGAACCCGCTCCGCTTCTGCCTTGTTAAGTTCCCACAGGTAGCCAGCAGGGAGTCCGATTCGCTTTTTGAGCTTTAGGATCGCCCGCAGTTGATGAATGGTGGCGGTTGGTGGTTTCATAGCTTTTGTGCCAACTTCATTTCCAACTGCAACTTGATGAACGCAAACACCGCATCTTGCAGACTGCGGAATTTCATCTCATTGCCCGGCCCATCGTTGGGGAAGATAGGCCAAACCTCATAAGCCCATGCCGCCCGCCCGATGTTAGTGGTCGGAACAACATGGAGTTCGACAAGTTCATCCTTGCTGCGGATGCAGAATTCCTTCGATCCCTCCTCCTTGTATTGCAGATCGAAGTCCCAGTCGGAAGACATGGCGCAACGCCCGAACACTTTTAGGTGCTGTTCACTCAACAGCATGAAGGCTTCGTCTAATGCTTCGTCGTGTGTTTTCATGCGAACCTCCTATCGTCGTCCGGAATGTTGTCAATTGGCGAGAGAATAGCCCAAGCAGCATCCTCGTCATCCTTGTGAACCCATGAACAAGGAGCGTGAAATGACTTGCCGCTTTTCTTTACTCGAAGCCCAGCCTCCTTGCATTTTTTAAGCAAATAACCGAGTTTCGGGTAGTTTGTCCGTTTGGTGAATAGCGTATAATCTTTCATTTTGCCTCCTCCAGTTTCTGAATCAGTTTGCGGACATTCTTTGCCCATTGGTAGGTGCTATCGTCAGCACCCCACTCTTTACGAAGGCGAGAGAGTTCCCCCCCGTCTGTGAGCAAAGCATCCGCTTCGTTGAGTGCGTCGATTATTTTGGTGATCGGAAGTTTCATTTTTTGCGAGGAAGGAATTTGAAGTTGTTGATATTGCCGCCGGGCAGACAAAGAGAGGCACAAATACCTTTCTCTTTGAATAACTCCAGAAGCAGCATTGCGTTCGATTTATCCTCCGCATTATCATAGGGAACACGGACATCGAATGCGTCTATCGGCGAGGTTTCGCCCGCTACCGGATGCTTCGGGTAAATGTGAAGCGTCCGTTGGTTGTTGTATGTATTTGCCCGCGACTCAATTTGCGCGAGTTGTTGTATTATACTCATGTGTTATTGCCCGCTTTACAGTTGGGCATCTGGTTTTTTGGTTATTACTGTGAACTTTGAGTCCCCTTTTCTACGGAAAGACAGGACGCGCCCGTCCTCGTGCAATATGCACAGGTTCTCGTTTAACTCCTCAGTCTCCGCGAATAGCTCCGCAGCGGCCCGTGTGAGGAATGTATATTTCTGCGTTGGTGTGTGTAGGTGGATCATTTTGCGATAAGCGCGACGATTGCGATTGAGATTGTGAGGATGCAAATCGCGACAAGGATTGTGGCGTTGCGTTCCCGTGTTTGTCGGATGGATTTAGTCTGCAAAATCCAGTCTGGCGTTTTGTGTGGCCTCATTTCGCGACTCCTTTCTGAATGCGCTTTGCCTTGAATGTGAATTCCCACCAGATGGGGTTTTCGTTTTCTTCCACTATACTTTGGCAAACCACAACGGAATGAAAGTCAGGGAAAACTTCATACCCGTCTGGGACGCATCCATCTGGCAGGAAGCAGTAAAGGTCATCTCCGCAGCACTCAAGCGTGCCGCCGAATTCGCGGATAACCTTCCCCCGCCTTTTCACCCCTTCAAATTGGCGCAAAGTCCAAATGCCCGGAGTGTCTTTAAGCGGGGGCGGATTTGGCTTGTTCCAGAAAACGGTCACAGACCACTTTGTCGGATACCCCTGCGGAGTGAAATTTAACGCACGCACCTTGGTTTTGAATTTGCGTTTATTGCAAACCCGTTCAATCCTTTCGGAAAGGTTTTTGAACCATGTTGCGTTGTCAAATTCTCCGTCTTTCGGCTCAATTATCCTGCCAATCCCCCATTGCGCCGATTCTCCTGCGATCATTCGCCAGAGGGCCTCTTCTTCGGGCAACGGATTTGCTCTCGCCCCCGTGTGTGGGCAAAATTTAGTGCGGCGGGATGTTGCGAAAACAGTTGCTCCGCAAAGCGCCTCTTCGATGTATATCTGAATTGTGGTCTGTTTCATTTGGTTTCTCCTTTCGCTTTGGCGATTGCTGACTTGGCAGCACTCAGAATGTAAAACGGTTGACCCACTTCTCCGTGCTTGCAAACATCCAGCAATGCACGGGATGCAATTTCTTCCAAAGCGGAGAGAAGGTCCGGTGCGGCTGAGATTAAGCGGGCGTTTGCGAGGTTTTCCCGTCCCATGTCGGAAAATTGACCTGTGCCTGTAGGAAAGCGGCAAACGATTCGCTCTTCCTCGTTCCCGTCCCAAGTCTGGGCGGCCGTGGATAGATAAAACGAATCCAGAAAAGGGCCGTTTTCGTTGCAAATGTTGACGACCCAAGGGCCAGGTGTGTGTTGTGTTGTTGTCATTTTATTGGGTGACAATATAAGCGTGTTTATCTGAAGCCGCGCCCGAATCGAGGAGCGGGGTGAACTTGTCTCCTTCCGCGAGGTAGTCTCCCTCGGGGACATAGACAGGTGTTGTGCTGGTTTTCGCCCCCCACAAAACATGGAAGGCGCGGATCGTGTTTGTTTGTATGTGTAACATTTTAGTTTTCTTGTTGTTGTTCTTCGTTTGCTTCTGCTTGGTGCAGGGGAAATACTTCCCGAGCATCTTGTTTCGCAGCATCTTCCATGCCAAGCGGCACGACGATGGGCTTTTGCTGGTGAATTAGGAATGTTCTCATGCACTAATAGCGGCGCGGCGCTCAATTAAGCGCACGGCTGCGGCTGCGGCCATTTCCCCGTAGTAACCGGAGAAAATCTTGAAATCCCCTTCGTTTTTGTAGCAGCACCCTCCGATGAATTCGGATTCATGGTCCCCCGAATCTTCGTCTGTTGCCCGCACTTCTACCAGGGCCCATGCCCAAATGTCCCCGTCATTCAACCTTTCGAGGATTTCGTTTTCGATTTCTCGGTCGATTTCATCGGATATTGCGGATGCGTTTCCGCGAACAGGCGATTCATCCTGTCGCGCATATACTTCTATTTTTATGTTCATTTTGTGCGTTTGTTTCCTTATTGTTTTCCGAGAGCCTTGCTTTCGTGTTGGATTGCGTTGTGGAATGCGTCTGCAATTCGTGCGACGCGCATGATTTCGTTTTCCGCTCCGGCGATTGCTTCCGAATCGGCGCCAGGGTTGCGCAGCACGGCTATGTATACGCGCACGGAAGCTTCCCATGTTGGGGTCATATCGATGGTTTTCATGTTGGTTTTATCTCCTTACCCGCCTAATGTTAAGCCCGTGCAGCGCGGCGGGGAACCCGCACGGGGATAAGTTATTGTTTCCAAGTATGGCGCGGGGATGGAACCCGCCGCCCTTTGTCTCATTAGAAGCTGGAAACGATTACGCCCCCGTCAAATTCGATTACGCTTGTGCGGTCTTGCAGCCATTGCAAGGCGCCCGCATCGCATTCTTGCCCATCCTCCGCGATATGGGAGTCAGGCGTCCATCCGTGTTCCTCGGCGGCTTCTTGTGGGCTGGAATACTCCGCGAAATCACAACGGATTGCTACTCGGTCAAATTCGATTGGCGTTCCCGTATCCTCTTCCAATTGCTCCAAGTATTCCACAAGCGCATAGGCGCCCGCTCGGCTCCAATTGGCGTTCTCATCGCGGAATAACTCTTCCGCCGCTTCTGAATTGCATAGTGTTTTGATCATTTGTTTGGCTTTCTGTTTGTTGCTTTGTTTATCATACGCACCAGGGCTTCCCGCTTGGGGCCTGGCGGCATGGAGATTAGTTTAGTTTTGATGGCGTGAAGTTGCGCGGGGGTCACTTTGCTTCAATTTCCCGAATCGCCCTTTCCACGGCATTCAATGCTGCGATGCGTAGTTTTTTAGCATATTCTGCAGCCTCTTTTTTTATGCGCTCGCCCTCTTCCTTCGCCGATTTGATAATTCTTTCCGCCGCATCGTTCGCGAGGGCAAGGTGGTTGTCGTGTCTCATTCGCGATTCCGTCCAAGTAGGGGTTGGAAATATGTCGCACCGAATGTCGTGTTCGATAAGTGGGATTTGATCTTTCAACCACGGGCCACAGTATGAATCCCGCCCGAGTCTTTCCACGCATTCGCGTAGAATTTCGATTTCTTTTGCTTTGCTCATTTTAGTCTCCTTTTTATTTTACCAGATTTTTAAGCTCCGCTTTGATGCGTTTCGCATTCTCGCCCCTCCACGATTGCGCATTTGCGAGAAAATAACGCACGATTCCGCGCCCGTTGTCATAGCCATAAGAATCATTCACAGATTCCAGTCCTCCCATTGCTTCCAAGTATGGGGCGGCGCCGAAGTATACTTTTCCCCAGTCTCGGCGGATTTCACTTGCGATTGCATATAGCGGGCGGGTGTTTTTGCTTTGTTCGATGGTTTCCATGTTTTTTGTCTCCTTTGTTTTTGGGTTTCTGTTCGGGGGGGGGTTAATTCAAAACGAAGCCGCTTGCGTCTTTTTTGGCTTTGCCCTTTGCCTTAAGTGCAACGACAACACCTTTCGGATCTAAAAAGCGTAGGTCCGAATCGTCGCCATTAAATGTTCTCTTTCCAGCATAGTTTTCGGGAATTTCAGAAAAAACCGCTGCGACATTTCCGCCACGCGCGAGAATATCGTCACAGGCGCTTTGGTTGTCCTCTTTTCGCGAAAAGGTCAAAGAATAGTTCGCGGGTAGCCTGCCCTCTAAAAATTCAATCATGCGAAGGTGGTTCGGCGTATAGTCGTAAAACGGGATTTCCCTAAACTCTTCCATGAAGCCGAAACGATGCCAGGGAATGTCGCTGGTTCCGTTCAAACGCACGCAAGGTTTCATCCCCGCCCGCGCGGCTTTTTTGGCAAGTGCGCGAATGTCGGCTTTTAAATCGTTCAAGAAAGATTCCCTGTCCCGCAGGAAATAGTGGGATTTCTTCAAACGCGCGTTTTTAACAGAATCGAATGCGCCACGGCCGGCGGAAAATAGGCAAGCCGCCTTGCAGCCCTCGCTCGCATGGGGGCAGAAATTGCGCCCCGATAGATTGGCGGGCGCCAAATATAGGATTCCCGTCATATAACCCTTCGCCTGCCCCTTGCGTGTTTTCGCGTTCGTATCGATTGAGAGAAGTTTCATTTTAGTGTGTTGGTTGCGCCATGGCGTGATTGCCAAGCTGCCAGATACATAGCAAGGCCCGTGCCAAGTGCTGCGAAGGGGAACGGGAAGCGCGATATCAAGCACTTACGCATGGAAAATGCACAGCATGAATCATGCCAAGCGTAAACGGCTGGAAATCAAGGGAAGGAAGGGCGGAAGACTTTTCCCCGTGGGCAATTCTTTCCTACTAAAAACCGGCAGCATTTTCCCCTTTTCGCGCAAATCTTGCCAATCCTCTCGCAACCCACGCAATCGCAATCGTTTCCGCGAAATCGCAGCAGCTATCATGCCAAGTGTTTTCCCGTGTTTTTCGACACTTTCCCCCGTGCAATTCTCGCAGGCATTCCCCCGTGTGGAATTCCCGAGAAACGATTTGCCCCGCGCTTACGCTACGCGCCACGTAGAATCGTTCTATTTTCCCCCGCCGTCCTACCCTTGCCAATCGAAACAAAGCAAAACACGGGCATCCTCGCGCATCGTTCAATTAGGCATTAGGGTACTTATCAGAAGTTATGGCAAAGCGGGCGCTGCAATCGAAAGGCGGGCAACGGGATGGCGCAAGGTGCGATGGGCTGGCCGTGTGACACCCTACCCAAAGCGAGCGGGCGGGCGGGCGGATGGGCAACCCTACCCCACAGCGGCGCCGGAGGGGAGGGCGGGGCGCTGGCCGCAGCGGGACCGAGACAGCCCACCCCACCACACCCGTGGTACCCGTGGGGGGACTTGGCTGGCGGCTGGTGGGGCAAAAAACGACCTAAGGGAAAACCAAAATTTAAATTCTGAAATTAAAAATCAAAATTAAAAATTCCCTCCTCTTGCCCTTTCTGCTCTTTATGTTGCTGATATCCGCATATTTGCTTGACTAGGAAAAATTTGCCTACCTCTCGTTTCTTTGTTTGGTATCCCTCTTGCCGAATATCTATCCTCTCCCCCTTGTCTATCCCCCTCTCCTTTTCGTTTATTCGGGTCTGTAGCGTGTTTTCTTCTGTTTTCCGATACTTGGGTGCGGTCTGCTGCCTTCCGTGCGTTTTAGGGGCTTTCTGGGAATATCCGTCATCTCCGTCATTCCGTCATGCTGCTGTTTGGATTGTGTTGAGTAGTTCAAGTGTGGCTTGGATTTCTATGCATAATCTAAACATTGGGGCGCCCTCGGTTGGGATCGAACCAACGACTCGCAGCTTAGAAGGCTGCTGCTCTATCCGACTGAGCTACGCGGGCGGGGTGTAAATATGCCCCGAGACGGTTACTCCAGCACCCTGTTCCGCAGGCTTTGCAACTCTTGCACCTCTCTTGCGAGGGTTCTGAGGAAATCTGGGTCGAACTGCATCGAGAAACATCCGCCTAAATTTGACTCAACTTGGGCTAGAAATAGGAACACGTCTACGGCGCTAGCGTCTTTCGGGAGTATATCCCCTATATCGAAGGTTTCGGGGGTGGGGGGTTTTGCCGTCTTTTTCTTCATTCCGGTTCGGTGGTCTTCAACCGCTTTACGAATGCCATATTCAATCCGTTCTTCTTCATTTCAGCCAGAATGATTGAAATGTCGGCTTTGGCCAATGCTAGCTCGTCTTCCAGTTCTTCGATCTCTTGCGCGAGTTCGGCGGCTTCGTGGCATAGCTCCGTGTTGTGCCGCGAGACTTCCTCCAGTGCGACTATCAAGTTGTCGATCTGTTTGTCCTTGTCTGCGGTCTTGGGTTTGGCTGGCATATGGAAGTGCGGTTTTGACGCTACCGCAAAACGTGGCTGTCGGCAATGATGAACTTCCCGTCTCGGCTTACTGGGTTGGCGACAGCACTCTTGCCGAAATTAACCGATCGGTAAGATTTTTCGTAATTCTTTTACTGGATTCTTGTTTTCTTACTGATCGGTAAGATTGTCCCCGCCGATAGACTCCCCCAGAGTAGGTCCGAAGGTGGTTATGCCGCCTACCGCTTTTCTGCAACCATCTTGGCTGGGGGAAAACCCAATCCGAGTTGGTTGCATACTTCGTCCGGCAAAGGAACGGGGAAAGAAGCAACCCCAATGGTGCGCTTGGAAGCGTTTGGGGTGTTGTTGATTCATAACCTATTTCTTCTTAACGCCAGCAGAGCGGAGGGCAATCGCGACCGCCTGGCGACGGTTTTTGACGACTGGTGCCTTCTTCGGCCCCTTCGGATTGACTCCCCCGTGGAGCTTGCCTTGTTTGTATTCACGCATGACGGTTGCGACTTTCGCCGCTTTTCCTGCTTTTGTTGTGGGTTTTTTCATATCTTGTTATTGTTATCCAATAAATTCATTGCCTTGCGCATTGCAAGTCGTTTCTCCGTAAGTTTCTTGGCTATTAGCAAAGCTTTCATCCAACTCGGGTCTGCGGCAAATGCCAGCGGTGCGGACCATACCATCCTCTCTACGCAATCCCTCCAGTCGTCGCGCTCCTCCCTAAGAATCCTGCATTCCTCGCACTCATTGTTCATCAAGTCCAAACATACATTGCTTAACAATTAAGTCAACGCCGCATTCCAAAAATATTCAACAAGTCTTCAAGAGAAGAATGATTTGCATGACTTGGACAAGTGTACTCCTCCTCATGGGCATCCGTATCCGGTTCTTGGTTGAAACCTTGTTTGTATGCCACATCATATGTTGTATTGAAGAACTTAAACAATCCGGCTTGCGTGAATCGAATCTCGTCCTTTAAAAGCGACGGGTTTTTTGAAATATAAAGCTCCCAAAGTTTTTCTTTACTCATGCTGTTTTTAGCATACTGTAATTGAATTACAAAATAAACAACAATATGAATTCCGTCCAAGAATCAATGACAAGAATGGTCGATCCAGATATTTATAAAAGAAACTGGGCTGCTCTTATGGCTAGACGAAATCCCAATATTAGCAGGGATGTAAATTTTTGGCTTGGAGAATACGATAGGCAGATGGCCAAACCAATTACACACGAAGACCCGAATACGGCATATGGTCGCGGATTTAGGGGTAGGGAAGGATTTCGTAGGCAAGGATAAGATGGTATGAAAAAGAAAAAGACCAAATCCGACTACGAGAACTTTCCTCCTAAAAAGGACATTCCCAAGTATACGGATAACTATCGCAGCATCTACGACAAGCGTTTGGCTAAAAAGATGCTGAAGAAAAAGACGTTCCAATCTCTCAGCAAGTAATCTTGCGGAGTTCTATTCCGAACTTTTTTGCAATACTCTCCGTCGAGGAATCAAACTCGTAGGAATCCTCGTAAACCACGCGCTTGATCCCGTAGGATGCTATCGCTTTAAGGCAGTCGTTGCAGGGGAGGGTCGTTACCGCAATCAGTCCGCATTCGTTTGGACTTACATACCGCAACGCATTCTGCTCGGCATGGATAACAAACAATCTTCGTTTGTCCCTGTCAGACCAGTCTTCTGGCATCCCCGCAGTAAATCCATTGTATCCAACAGAAGCAATTGAATTGTCGTGCCTTAATACACAAGCACCAACTTTTCTCCAAGGGTCTTTGCTCTTCTTCGATACAGTCTTCGCTATCTCCAAGGCGTATTCTTCGTATTGCATGTGTGGTGTAAATTGTATCAACGGTTTTCCAAGATGCACAGTTTTTTGTAAAAATGTTTACTGTATTGCGCTAGGCAAATTTTGCCTACCCAATCCAGACTTTCCGCTCTGCAATCCGTAACAAGCTTGTTAACTGCTCGCTCGCAGTGCTGCGCTTGCGGTTAGGATGGCCCCGCCTGTTGCAATGCTTGAGGCGTTTCCGGCGGTGGGCTTGGGCATAGCAGTTCCCTACCAATTAGAGAACTGCCAAATGCTTTTACGTTTCCGTTTGGAGCCGCTTGTTCATTTGATGGATCGCTCGCCCAGAGGTCGTCCTTAGCCTAGGCTTGCTTAGTTTACCCCTTTCGGGGAGAGCCAGTTCGATCCGCAGTCCCCAGCATAGCTGCCAGAGTCGCTTTAAGTCGGTAGTCTTTTAACCCTCCCGACCCCTCTCCTTCACACGGGAGTCCTTTCCAGGTTATTCTCCGCAGTCGGGGGATTGGACCCCGCCGTGCTACGCTCATCCTAACTTGCGGGTTCTTTTAGGGAACTGCCTCTCGGCTTCATACCAAAAGAGAAGACCCGCTTAGTAACGCAAGATACCAAGCGGGTCAGGGGTTTTCTCTTTTAGGGAAATTCTCAGACCTGTATGAGTCTTGCGTTCCTCATTAGGATGCAACCAATCTACACGATTTTAAAAACAGCGCAACACAAAATTACAAATAATATCCATTCTTGAAAACCACAGCATCTGAAACCAACTCCAGCCACTCCCTTGCAACCATGCTTGGATTGTCAAACCATGCACGAACTTGATTGCTTTTCCAATAGCTGTCCCAAACAAACAGCTTTCCATTAAACACATAAACGCAAACCGCATGGTTCCATTTGTCTGTTTGAACGATCAGCACCTTGCTTTCAATCCCAGAACCGCGAAGTCCAGACTGCATTGCAATGGCTTCTGGAAGGCATGCATTTTTGTATTTTCCAACCCATGCAGGAATATCGGCCGGCGGGTTTTCGGAACACGAAACCAACAACAACGCGAGCAGCAAAACAATTGATTTCATGGGTAATCCCTAATCATTGCATTTAGCCCATTTCCATCTGCATACCACCCCTTGCCGTTATAAACATCAAGAACGTCTTCAAAGAACTTCTCATACATTGGGGCAACTTTTTCCAGAGTAAAGTTTTCGCCAAATTTACGGCAGTCCGCTGGTTTGATTTTGTCGATATTTTTAATGGCATCCACGAAATCCCCCATAGTCCGGCATCGATATCCCGTAATTCCGTGCAGATTGTTTTCGGCAAAACTACCCCAATCCGTGGTTATGGTTGGAGTTCCAGACAATAGGTTTTCGATTTGAACACCGCCGAATGGCTCGACATACATGCTTGGCAAAAAAGATGCAATGGCATTTGACATCAACTTCTTACGTTTCTCCATATCGGCATACCCGATATATTCCACGTGGTCTGGCAGATTGTAGCCGTCTTCTTTTTGGCCAGCAATTACAAGCTTAACCCCAGCTTTTTCGGTTGCTTGTATTGCAACATTCACTCCCTTCCCATCATAAACCCTCCCAAGGTATAGGAAATAGTCGCCCTTTTTGTCATTGAACTCAAAATCATTCTTGTCGAAATAGTTTGGGATAATGACATCATACCAGTCTTGGTTGCACTGACCAACATTCTTCAATCCGCAATAAGCGTGATAGATTGCGTAGCTTTCCCATACTTTCCAACGCGCCCAATGCCCACCAGCATATCCAATGCCTGGCTCAACGCAAATTAGGTCTTGGTGTGCGTCACAGATGGGACGTACGCCAGAACCCCAGAAGGGCAAGATAAACTCGTTACTCCGCTTCCGTTTGGAAATTTCACGGATAGCGTTGTCGTAAAACTTACGATACGCATGGTCGTTGGTATCAAATTTAAAAAAGGTTTTGCGCCAATCATGTGATCCATAAGATATCTTGAAGTCGTCATTGGTAAGTACGGTGACGTGTTCGCTGCATTGTAGATCAGAGTCTTCATGTCCGTAGTGTATTACTGTATGACCGCGCTCGGTCATCATTTTTCCAAATTTGACCACTTTTTGTGTGTAGGCGCAGGCGTTGAACTTTGTGGAAGAAACCGTGTGTGGAAGACCCAACACATGGTATGTGTGTTTATTCATCTGGAATATTACAATAAACTTTTGCGCGAACCTGTCAAGTTTCGACGGGTTATGTCAGAAAAATGTATGCAAATTTCTGAAGTAAAAACCGACTTGAATTTACGCCAGTCTTGTTCAACAATAAACGGAGATGAACGCGTTCCATTCCGGCTGCATAGGCGACATTGTCTATTCCATCCCTACATTGCAAGAGAAGCAAACCAAGAGGCTTTTTATCGGCAATAGACCGTGGACAAAGCCTATTGAGGATAGGATTCCGCTATTCCAAAGACTCTTGGAGGAGCAGGGCATATCTGTCCACAAACATGAGGGGGAAAAAATAGACCACGACATTTCCACATATCGCAACGGCGGCATGCGATACGGGGAGAACATAGCCAGCAGGGTAGCTAGATGGATGATGGTAAAGCCGGATTTGGACAAGCCGTGGATTTCTGTTCAGAATCCAAACAAATACACAAATGGAAAGATTGTTGTTGCTCGCGGGGCAAGGTGGCACGGTGAATATTTCCCGTGGAGGCAGATAGTCGAGGAGTTCAAGGATGATATCGTATTCGTCGGACTACCCGAAGAGCATCAAGATTTTTGTTCGCTATTCGGGAATGTCGAATACTTTCCCACAAAAGACCTGTATGAGGTCGCGGAGGCTATTGCTGGGTCTGCCCTATTCATTGGCAATCAAAGCTCGCCCAACGCCATTTGCGAGGGATTAAAGCACAGCTGCATTCAAGAGTGCTGCCTGTATGCTTTCGACTGCGTGTTCTTGAGGAATAACAAGAAACATATAACTCACGGAGAACTCTCGTTCTCGTTCAACAATAAATCGTTTACAGCCAAGCCAGAATATCCCAAGCACGGCCACAAGATTGTCTTCAACAACTACGAGTATAAATCCAAGGAGCCGCATCTTGTGGTAGCAATGCTGCGGGCGGACTTGATATTGCAGGGAAGATGCTATACTGTAGAAGAGATGAACTCTTGGATTGAAAGATATTAGGTATGGCGACTGTTAAGCTACAAGACGGAAAGGTTGTTTTGAAGGACGGGAAGGTGAGTTGTGAGTGCTGTGCAACACCGTTTGGTTTACTTGCATCGGCAACATCTCAAGATTTAAATCTTGGATGCGACATGGGGCCTGCTGTTCAGACATATTTTATAAATCCACCATATTTTCTTTTAAGAAATAAACAATATAGGCTTAGAATAAATTTCACGTCAGGAGACTCGCTGTATCACGTTAATTCTTTTTATCAAGCAAATTACACATTTGATCCAGATATGAATGTGTCATGGACAACAACTTATGGGGGAACATTTGGCGACCCTTGGACAATAAGCAATGGCGGAAAAACAATAAGATATTCACTTGAAGATTCTGCAAATTGTGGAGGATCAAACCCAAACACTCAAACAGGAACTGCGACTGCAATAATTGTAAATCCAACAAGTAAAATAACAATGGGATTTAGTTTTACTGGAATTGCAGAACTGCAAGATGCCGGTTTTGAAAACATTCAATTTTATTTAGAAGATGTATGAGGATGGAAATCAATTGTAGTCATCAAGTAAAAACAGATTCAGTAAACTTATTCATTTGCAAAATAGGAATGTATGGGGGGCATCCATACATTGGAAACTGCCTTGAATGCGTTAACAAAAATCAGAACAATGAAGAATACGCAAAAGAACTCTTTGCTAAAGCGGAGCGCACACACCCAAGCAACCGAGCGAGAATTAGCGGCTGCTGCGACTCAGCTAGAAATTACATTGAATAGACTCTTGTTAAACAATATAGTAACGCAATGAATCCGATTCCTACGACAAATGCGATGAAGCCAGCGCCAGGCAAGGGCGTATCGTCCTTCCCAACGCCAGTTATCAAGGATACGGTTATTGTAGAAATCGTCAACGCATGGAAGGGCGACTACCAGCCGCTAGAATACGGCACCAAGTGGGACGACGTTCCACACGCTTCGGTTCAAGGCAGCTTCCCAGACCACAAGCTGATCAACCAATCCCCGAACAGCGAGGACGGGCAGTGGGTCAAGCGCATCTGGGCGAACGATCGCGTAGATCAAGACACTTACAACTACGCGATCAAATACAGCGGAGGCTCTGACGCACACCCAATTTACATCCGCACCTATGTAGAACTCCGCGAGACATACGCTCCAGTTCCAGATTTGTCGCCAGACCCGCTATTCCCAAATGCCTTGCTCGTTGAGGAGGAAATGCAGCGGCAAGAAGACGAACTGGACTCCAGATACGTTAAGGTTATACGCACATACGAAACGCTGCCAGGTCCGGTTATTTCTTCAAAGCGTTACACGGATCGAGGTGATTTGGAGACTGTCAATACACAACAAGTATCCCCAGACACATTGCCGGACCCAGACGGTCTTCTCGTAACGCAAAGCCAAGTCATAAAGGAAGACGTTAGCAAAGGAACAAAGACAACGGCTACAGTAGAAAGCTACAGCACATTAACTGGCGGAGAAACTGGGTCTGGTCTTTTGGGAAGGACATCAACGCAAGACACAATTGTTTCACCCAATACTTCGCCGGATGAATTAACCTTTACTGGTAGCAGTGGAATTATTGAATCATCCGTTACACCAATATCAAAAACCAAATCAAAAAAAGTTACAGTTAGGGCAACTGGTCCAACAAAACTTGAGTCAAATTCACTTATAGATTCTCCCCTCGGTCTTGTTAATGCAAAAATAGAGAAATCAATTGTTGTTCCATCAACACAACCAACATCAAATACTGCACTTGGACTTCAAACAATTAAAGATCAAATAGATCGACTTGATGACTCAAAGTCGCAGAGAGAGCTTGTAAAAATTGATGGGGCTTGGCCAACAAACGCTGGAGTTAACTATGATGAGCAATTGGGGCTTGGAATTTATTATACAGAAACAATTGTTCCACCAAGCGAATACCTAAATCCACCGTATTGGTCTGATTTATCGAATATTGATTATAAACCAATTGACCAATGGAAGAGCTTAAAAAGAGAAATAGACAAAGAAAAAGTGTCTGATGCACTATTGAGCCAATGGTATAAAATTCCAATCGAAGTCGATGTTTCACTTCCAGACAAATTACTTGGCGTAACTGTGTATTGGGGAAGAAGTTTTGGCGCAGGTAAATCTTCCGATATTGATTTTGGAGCATCCACTGGAAGTTACAATCAGAGCCTATCATCTTCCTCAAAAAGCTCCTCATCTATCAACGGTGATATCTATTTTAATGTTGAACAAGGATACAAGGGGGCTGTCTCTGGATATCAACATGTGTTTTTTATTGAAATAGGAAAAGACGGAAGAATTGAAGCTGCCGAAATATTGGATATATTAAATAATTTTGAACAGTTTGGTGAAAGAGATGCACCCCCACCTCCTAGTGGAGAGGGTTTGGTTAACTTGAGCAAAACATATGTTCGCTGGCCGTATCTTCAAACAAGAACAGAAAATTTAGTGGTAATTTCTGGCGGTAAGTCAAGCACAAAAAATGAGTCAAAATCACAATCTGTAACAATTAATGGATTTGGCGCGGGTTCTGGGTCTGGTGAATCAATTGATGTGGATGTTAATGCACGATCTATAAACATTCCAAATACCCTACATGGAACAATAAATATTGTACAAGAATTTATTGGAGAACAATTTGAGGAAGGATTAGAACCAACACATGGCGTAAGACCCACGACTTTAGAACCAACCAAAATTAAAATAAATGGGAAAAATGAAATAGCCGCGACATTCCCAACTGGCAATTATTTATATTCTGCAAATGTTGAATTGTATAAATGGGGATTTGTTAAAGTTACAGCAATTACTGTACAAATAACTGGAGATTATACATGAATTCCCAATCTCAACCACAAAATTATTCAACAGCATCTGGTGTAAATTTTGATGTTAAAGAACAAAATTTTATTAGTGGTCAATATGGGGTTCCTATTGCTGGAAGATATTCATATCCACGTGGCGGCGATGGAAACGCAATAGGAGAGTATAAAATACCACCAACTTCTGGACAAGCTATCTTTGATTCACAAGGCGGAAACATAAATTGGCTACAAATACCGCAAAGCGGAAATTATGTTGTTGTTGTTCAAAATGGCAGAATAAATTTTGTACAGGCACCATCTGGTTCGTTACAATTGTTCAACAATCAACTTGGATGGACTCCAACAGAGGCATGTGAATGATTTTATTCTTGAAGAATCTAGTTATAAAAAATACTAATCCATACAAACAGGAACTAATATGGCTAGCCCTAAAAAAACATGGAATGAACTATACGGCCCCAAACCAGGCGACTTAACCCCACAAGAGTGGGAACAACAAACAGGCAATAAGCTTTTATCGTATAGCACAAATGATGGCAAACTTGCAATGAATATGCCAATGTCATATAGAAATGCAGAGGGAGTTGCTGAAGATAAAAAAACATCGGCCGCTAGAGACATTAGATCAAATGAAGATTTGTCTAGAACGTATGGAGATATAAATCAATCTTATCGATCTAAGGGATATTCCCCAATCAGTGGAACTGGAGGAAGTATTGCGCGAGGAGAGCTTCCATCATATACAAGAACAACAACATCCCAAATAGGAACTAATATGGCTAGCCCTAAAAAAACATGGAATGAAAAATATGATCCCCAACCAAGCACCTTAACGCCGCAAGAGTCATATAAAAATGCAGATGGAGTTGCTGAAGATAAAAAAACATCGGCCGCAAGTGAACGAAGCTCTGCATTGCTTCAAAAAGCTTACGATCAAATAATGGATCGTTCTAATACTGGATTCGATGATAGTGACGGAATGCCAAACATGGCTTCACTTGAGTTGGCTAGTAAGAGACTTGCAGATTCCGCTCTTTTAAGAGAAATGGTTGCTGGGGAATATAAGGGGCTTCAAGAACACAATCTTCAACTCTTGCGAGGAGCGCAAGAATACGGTCTACAAGGGTTACGCGGATCGCAAGAATACAGCCTCCAAGGATTGCGAGGAGCGCAAGAACGTGAACTCCTAGGAATTCGTGGCGGTCAAGAACGCGAACTCCAACAATTGCGTGGATCGCAAGAATACGGTTTACAGGGGCTGCGAGGATTGCAAGAATACGGTTTACAGGGGTTGCGTGGATCGCAAGAATACGGCCTACAGGGGTTGCGTGGATCGCAAGAATACGGCCTACAGGGGTTGCGTGGATCGCAAGAATACGGCCTACAGGGATTGAGGGGGGAGCAAGAATATGGTCTACAGGGGTTGCGTGGGTCGCAAGCAACTGGATTATCAAAATTCAACGCAGATCAACAAGCCAAAGCACTTGGATACACAAATGCATCGCAAATGCAGTTTGAAATGCAAAGGAAAAGAATGGCGGAAGAAAAAAAGCAACGCGATGAAGAATACGCTAGAAAAATGATTAGCAAAGGATACGTGAAAATTGGAAATAGCTGGGTGATGCGTTATAGGAAATGAAAACAACACTCGGAGAAGCAAAGCATCAACTTTATACGGCTGTTGTCCCAAACCTAAATTCGCAAGAGAATATAGATAGATTCACATCCTATCTAAATCTTGCGCAAGAAAGGTTGATAAACAGCGGGAAGTGGAATGGGACGATATTTCCAGTTCGTTTTGTTTCCCCAGATGGTCTGATTACATTGCCGCGCAATTTTATTTCCGCGCTTGCATCAAAATGGGTAAAGGACGAGGCGAGCGGACCAATTCGTATTCGCAACGGATGGTTTACATATCTTACTCCAATCACAGATTTGTGGAGCGCGACATACTGGCCCCGATACGGATTCAACGAAACATTTATTGATGATCTTGGGGACGGGTTTTGCACGTTTAAAGATTCAACATACGAATCATACAAGCTAAAGATCGAGATTGAAAATACAGACGACTCAGGAAACAAAATTGTTATCAAGGGCAGGGACGAAAATAACAACGATGTAACAATGGGTGTAACGCTTGTAAATCCAGACATTACACCATCGCAGGTTTTTAAGGGTCAGTTGTTGATGTTCCAAAAACCAATTACGAGTGGGAACATTAAACTTTACGCTGTAAATTCTGCAAACCCCTCTCAAGAAGAATTGATTGGTGAATACCAAGATACGGAAACTACAGCAAGCTACCATAGGTATTCCGTTCCAAACGAGCCGACAATCGATTATCTTGATGTTCTTTGCAAGATTCGATATGTTCCTTGCATCAAAGATACAGATGAAGTTGTTGTATCAAATCTTGGAGCCTTGAAAAATATGTTAATCAGCTTGCGATATGAAGACGAAGCGGACTTGGAAAGGTCTGAAATGTTCTTTATGAAAGCATTGCAGCTTCTTAACGGCGAGACGAAGGAAACTCGCGGCGGATCGCGGTGGACACTAAACATTGATCCTGTTTCAATGCAGTTTAACAATCTTTGGCCAGGGAGATAACTTATGCCAGTATTTTCACAAACACCAGGTGAACTTGATATTGAGGCAGTTCTTGGAACTGACTTTGCACTTTCACTAAACTTCGCGAATGGAGTGTCAACTTACACATTTGATGCTGGTATTGTTTTACAAGAATATCCTTCACAAATTGTATTTCCGATTACGACAAGTATTAGCGGAACCAATCTTGTAAACCTTACACTTAGCGATACACAAACAAACCAGATTGGAGTTATTTCCAACAAGAAGTGGTATCTGAATAGAACCAAGGACGGAATCAAGCAAATGGTTCTTTCTGGGAAGTTCCAAGTTTCTGATATTCCAATTGGACAGAATTCTGGTGTTAGGGAATTTGTAATGATTGATGATATTACTGTATCGTCTCTTTACGCTGTCGGGGCGCACGGGGCAACTGGAGCAACCGGAACCACTGGAGCAACCGGATCACAAGGCTCTACTGGAGCAACTGGTGTTGGGGCAACTGGCGCGACTGGGCTGACTGGGGCAACTGGAGTTGCCGGCCCAGTTGGTGCGACTGGATTTCCAGGATTGGTTGGAGCAACCGGTTCAAGTGTAAGGGTTCTTGGCAGTGTTCCCAGTTTTGTTAATCTTCCAGGTAATTCCCAAATTGGCGATATTTATATTGTTACAAATGAAAACGGAACTGGATATTCTTGGAATGGAATATCTTGGTCTAATATTGGAACTATTCGGGGTCCGGCTGGAACCAATGGAGCTACGGGACCAATGGGTTCTACTGGGCTGACTGGAGCTACTGGACTGACTGGCGCTACTGGTATTCCAGGCGCAGCAGCCGCGCAAGGAGCAACGGGCGCAACGGGTCCACAAGGAGCAACTGGAACCACGGGGCAAATTGGAGCTACTGGAGCTACTGGCGCACAGGGTTATACAAATGCTTTCTACAGATATAATGCGGATACCACAAAGACATCTGGAACACCAACTTTAGGGACATTGTACTGGAATAACGCCACGCAAACAAGCTCAACTCAAATATCTATATCACATACAACTGCAAACTCAGAAGATATAGATATGTTTTTAAACCTATTGGGTGCAACAAACCAATTTGTAATTCAATCAAAATCAAGCTCAAATGATTTCCAGAGATGGGTAGTTTCTGGAGCGCCAATCAATGTTCCGAATAGTTATATTCAACTCCCAGTTACATTGGTTAGCAGTGCTGGAAGTGGAAGCTCAAATTTTGCAAACAACAGCGAGCTTTTATTTATACTAACTCAACAAGGAATTACTGGAACAACTGGAGCTACTGGAGCTACTGGAGCTACTGGAACAACGGGAGCTACTGGTGTTGTTGGAAATACTGGGGCAACAGGTTCCACGGGTGCAACTGGAGCTACTGGAATTGGAACAATTTTTTCTGATACAGCCCCAACTCCGATAAATGGCCTTAATTGGGTTAATACAGCAACAATGCGTTATTATCAGTATTATGATAATGCTTGGGTTGAGGTATCAAGTGCCTTTGTTGGACAAACTGGTGCTACAGGCCCGCAGGGATCAACAGGCCCGCAAGGAGCAACTGGAGTTCAAGGTGCTACTGGAACAGTATCTAATATTACTTCAGATATTACTGTAAATGGAATAACGATTGGCAGGGGTGGTGGAAACCAAACTCGTAATACAGCAATTGGTGCTACAGCAATTGGATCAAGCAATACTGGAAATGACAACACTTCAGTTGGTTATCTGTCACTTTCTTCTAACTTGGCTGGAAATACTAATGTATCAGTTGGAAGTACATCGCTAAGAAGCAACACAAGTGGATCAGGAAATGTTGCAGTTGGATATAATTCACTAAGGGATAATTTAACTGGGGCTGGAAACACGGCAATTGGATTGTCGTCTTTAATTTTCAATAATAATTCGTTTAATACTGGAGTAGGAAGAGATTCGCTTCAAACAGTTGGCGGTGATTCAAATACAGCGATAGGATATAACGCGCTCAACAACAACAGCACTTATTCAAACTGTTCTGCACTCGGAGCCAACACCTCTGTTACTGCATCAAATCAAGTTCAGCTTGGTTCAAGTACAACAACAACTTATGTTTATGGAACAGTTCAAAACAGATCAGATGTTAGGGACAAAAAAGATGTAAAAGACACAGAGCTTGGACTAGATTTCATCAATGCACTTAGACCTGTTGATTTTAAATGGGACTTGCGCGAGGACTACAAGACAGAGGAAAATCACGATATTTCCAATATTACAGCAGACGGAAGCAAGAAGCGTAATAGATTTCATCATGGATTAATAGCGCAAGAAGTTAAGTCTATTTTAGAAGCAAAGGGAATCGACTTCGGTGGATTGCAAGACCATTCCATTTGCGGAGGACAAGATGTAATGTCAATTGGATATGACGAGCTTATTGCCCCATTGATCAAGGCCGTCCAAGAACTGTCCACTGAACTTACTATTGTTAAACAAGAACTAAACGAAATTAAGAATAAATAATGCTATGCCAATAGATTTTCCAAATTCACCAGCATTAAACCAAGAATTTTCAGCGGTTGGCAAGACTTGGAAGTGGAACGGGATTGCTTGGGACGCAATGACGGCGACTGGCGATGTAATTGCGTCAACATCGAACTATATTATTGTTTCAACATCAGCATCCGCGACGGGAAATGGAACGGCTTTAAGGAACGCCTATGCTGCGGCAAAGCTATTTACACCAAACTCGCTCCCATTGTCCGCTACAAACAGAGCGGTATTGCTTTTGCTTCCTGGCACTTACGACCTGGCAACAACACCGCTAACCATGGACACGGAGTTCGTAGATTTGGTAGGACTCTCCGAAGAGCCGCGCCACGTCTTCATCACGAGCCAAGTTATTGTCTCCGATAGCGGGACAATCGTGCAGACCGCAAACAACGTGACTATCCGCAACGTCAGCATAGACCGCACTGGTGCGCCCGCTGGTACTGGGGCTGGAAGAACTGCGGCATACTTCCCGAACCGCGCATCTACAGTAATCCAATCGTGGACATCCAACGGAACCACGGCAACAGTCACATCCAACGGACACGGGTTGCAAGACGGCGACTCTGTTCGCATTACAGGGTCTGGCAACACCAACTTCGACGGAGCGTATACAATAACAAGAATTGATAATAATTCGTTTACATTTCCATCTACAGTCAACTCGTCTGGGCTGATCGGCACAGCAACAGAACGATTCGACGATACTTATATCGAGAACTGTCGCTTCAGCGGGACAACTGATTCAGGGATGCGCGGAGCAGTAGAGTATGCTGGAACTTACCGCAGATGTGTTGGAGGGGCTGAATCGTTTGGAGGTGCATTTGCTGGCAATGGAGTGTCTGGAGCATTAGCATCTGGATTGTTTGAGGATTGCACTGGCGGGGCTTCCTCGTTTGGTCGAGGAATAGCCAGCGGAACGTTCACTCGATGCACTGGTGGAAACTCATCATTTGGAGGAACGGCATCCGGAACATTCACAGACTGCTCTGCATTAGGAACCGGATTTTCAATTGCAGACGGAACATTTTTAAGATGCAGCGGCAGCGGTTATTCATTTGGAGCAGGTTTTGGCGGAACAGCAAGTGGGACGCTTACAGATTGCAGTTGGATTGGATCTGGAACTGCATATAACGGAATATTTACAGGAACAATGATCCGGTGTAGATTTGTGGCAGTATCAGGTGGTCCAACTCCAGCACACGCATTAAAAGTTGAAAGCAACGCTAAACTATTTGATTCCACATTTATTGCGAATGGTGCAACAGATAGCATTACAGCAAGCGGTCCAGTAACAATTTCTCTCTCCGGATGCCGCATGAACCGCGACATCAACGCCAACATCAGCAACAATCTCGGCACATTAACGCAGAGCTACAACTTGATCGATTCGGATATAAACTAAATGATGTTTATTCTAATTTCAATCAACGCAATCAGCATTTCTGCACACTTTATTTATTAAATCTTGTCTCTTTAAGAATAAGCAATTATTGTGCAACAATAAGGAGTAAAGCAATCTATGGCTTTAAAAGACGACCAAATCACAAGAGAAGCAAAACGCAGGACTGAAGAAGAAAAGCGTAGGAAAAAACAAGCTGCTCGCAGTCAGACGGTTGCCGTTCCGCGTGGAGAGGTCGGGTCGTTTACCAAGGCGTATCAAGGATACAAGTTTGTCGAGGAAGGATCGCCCGAAGCAAGGAGCGCGAAGAATCTCGGGGAGTTTATCGAGACGGAGGCGCAGCGTAGGTTTGAAGCAAAAGGCGGGGCTGAAATGCTTCGCCCCCGCGCAAGAACAGCAGAGGAGGAATCCCAAGCCGCACGAGAAGCATTGGCTGGACGCGCCGAAGCTAACCGCAGGGCTGCGGTGACACTACCCTCACCTTTGGAAAAAGATGTTACCCGCACGGAACTGGAGCTTCCAAGCGGCGGGCGCGTAAAGTTCGGTAGCGATACGCTTAGGCAAATGCGTGAATTTGAGGCCAAGACTCAAGAAAAGAAGGCCGCGCAACAGGCCGCACAACAAGCCAAGGTAGACACAGCACAAGAGGGAATGTATCGGAGGTGGTATGACGCTGCGCAAAAGCGATACGACGATGAGCTTGCCAGCCGAGGACTTGTCGCTCCGAAAACTCGCGCAGAAGAGGCTGAGTTTAATGCTGAAAGAATGGTTGATTTCCGACTAGGTCGAGCCGCCAGAGAAAGCGCACAGCAAGAAGAAAAAGCAACAGTAAACGCTTATAGGGATTTTAAGAGGGCTGCGCGTGAGGCCAGAAAAAACAAAGACTTCCAATCTGCCGCTCTTTTTGAAAAAAATGCTGAAAAGGAAAATAAAAAAGCTGGCGGGAACATTTCTAATGTAACGGCTAGAAGGAAGTTTTTTGAAGAACAAGCGGATACAAAATTAAAGACAGAGCTTGAAAGGCGGGCCGCTGAAAGGAGAGCCGTCACAGCAAAACAGAATTCTGCAAATCCAGAGGCAACTGTTGATTTTACCGCTACTGGATTTACTGAAAAGACACCACAAATTCCCGTGCGCAATTGGACTGGGTTTATTGCAGAAAAACCAGAGCCATTCCGAAGAACAGAACCAGAAAGAACCACAAGGATTCCAGAAAAGGGAGCGCCAAAACAGCAACCACGCGAAATTCCAGTTCCGCCACCAGAGCCAAAACCAACAACATTCCCGCAACCAGAACCATTTACTCAAATTCCGATGACGTCCACCCAACGGACGGATGAAGATGTATTGCCTGGTATTTCAGAAATTCCTAAAGTTGAACGCCTGCCAGACGAAACTCCAGAGCAATACAATCAGCGGGTAATTCAAGAATACACGCAAGGAGTTATTCTTCCATCTCTCGACGAAGATGTTCAAAATGCTTACACATCGGCTGTTGACTTGAACGAGCAAGAACGCGCATTATTTAGGCGTCGGTTAATATCCAAAGAAGCTCGCGAGCAGTATGACGAGATTGCAACCAAAGCGAAAGAACAGCACGATGTATTGAAAAAGGCGATTGATGATCTTAGGAAAGAACGCAACAAGTTCCCAGTTAATAGCAGGGAGCGAGTATTCAAAGATCAACAAATCGAAACACTGCGAAGCCAACTAGGATTCTTCGCAAAGAGGCTTTACTAAAATGGCAAATCGACGTTCAAGAGCTAGCGGATATCAATACCGCCCGATAATGGAAGAATTTGATGACCAAGGCGACGAGGGGTATTTTGAGTATGCCATAAGAACACGCCCAGAACTTCAATCAAAATTCGATTACAGCCAATTAGACGAAAAGTTCCCTATTCGTTCTATCTCTGGAAGGCTTCAAGTTGAAGAACAACGCAGGCGCGAAACACCCTTCTTAGAAGAGGACTTGGAATACAAGAAAACACTGCTTGCGGAACGCGAGGCGGAACTTGGCTTAAAGAAAGCGGCCCGCGACCTTGACCTCTACGAATCCCGCATCAATCGAGAGGATGCAATGCTGGAACAAGTGCCGCTTGCTCGGCAAGCCCTTGGACAACTTGATCCGCGTGATCCAGACTATCTTTCCAAAAGAATGGATGTTGTTAACAAGTATCCTGTTGCTTTTGAATACGACGCATTTATCGAAACTGTTGATAAGCCAATGCTGTTTAGGCACTCCAAACTGCGCGAAGGCCGGATTGAAACAGGAAAGGAAGTTACCGAAGACGCATTCCAAAAGGCTGCTGGACTCCTCAGCGACCCAACATTTCAAAAGCAAGTTCAAGCTGGCGACCAAATTGCCCTCGGACGTGCTGTTGTAGCAAGGGATACATACAACAAATTTATGCAACAGCAAGGAGTTGGCGTTGAGCCACAGCGAGAAATGGAAGCAATGGAGGCTCCAGAAATGTTGGATTTTACCAGCGAGGAAGAGGCTATGGCTTCTGGGTTGCCATCTGGAACAATTGTGATTATAAATGGTAGGAAAGCACGAATTGACTAATGCCTATCACCTACCTAGATGAAGAAGAGGAAGACTTCGCATCTCCGCTTCGCCAGACTCCATTAACGCAGCCCAAACGTCGCAAGATTACATATTTCGACGAGGAGCCTGCCGAGCGAAAGGCTAAGTTGCTTCCCCCTGTTGAGGAGATGTTCAAACCGAAGCCCAAGCCCGCTGGGGATAGTTTGCTTCGACAAGCCGCTGATATTCCCGTAGGATTAGCCAAAGGTGCCGCACAAGGCGTAAGAATGTTTACGGACATTGCTGGAGCAGATAACCCTGTATCCCAATCCATCCGTGGAGTGGAGGACTATTTGGGCAATCTTATGTCGGCGCAAGCCAAGGAAGACCAAGCAGAGATTGCCCGCATCATGCAAGACGCGCAGGACAAGGGTGTACTGGATCAAGTCATGGCTGGCGTTAAAGCTTTCTCCGTTGCACCAGTCGATATGACCGTGCAGGCACTCGGGACGATGGCTCCTGTTATTGTCGGTGGACTCGCAGCAAATACAGCAAAGCTTGCTGTAACTGGTATCCGTGGAGGAGCGGCGGCGGCAAGGGGACTTACCGCAGGACAGATGGCAGCAGCCCAGTCTGGCATCGGTGCTGGTATGGGGGCTGGTGTTGTTAAGGGAACCATCTACGACGAGGTTAAGAACGAACTCATCTCGCAAGGATTGAGCGAGGATGCCGCACACCAACAAGCTGTTAAGGCGCAAGAATACGGAGGCAAGAACCTCGACCAGATTCTGCTCGGCGCTGGACTCGGCGCTGCTGCGGCAACGACTGGAGCGGAAAAGATTATCGGAGGAATACTTACGAAAACAGGAGTAGCTGCAAGCAAGAGCCGTATCGGCAACGCACTCAAGACTGGTATTACAGAAGCCTTCCCAGAAGCTGCACAAGGAGCGCAAGAGCAACTTGCCGCCAACTTGGCATTGCAGCGCGAAGGGATGGAGGTTCCCACAACCCGTGGCGTGTTCTCGTCTGGTGCATTGGAAGGCATCGCTGGATTCGGAGTGGGCGCACCTCTTGGAGCTATCCAAAAAGCATCTGTCGCAGAAGATGCGGCAATCAAGGCGGATGAGGCGAACGCACCTCAGACCGCCGCAGCAATCCGTGCCGCTGGTCAGAAAGCTGCTACGACAGAAAAAGACATCTCAGCAACCGAGCAGGCTATCGAAGATGCGGAAGCAGCCACACGCCCGACAGTCCCCATCCGCGAAGAAGAACCATACGTCCAGCCTCCGAAAGAGGAATTCAAGGCGGCATTTGCAAGGATGACCCCCGAGTCGATTGCGGAGACGGAGGCGAACTTCCGCGAGCAGTTGCAATCCGAAGACGAGGAGACAAGGGTATTCTCACAGAACGCACTCGACGCACTTGCAGAGTTCCGCGCAGAGCAAGCAAGGGCAAGGAAGCTGCCTACAGACGTCCTGCCGACAGAAACGCCTGGTGCCACATACGGGCGCGAGGCTGACATTTACGACGTGTTTGCGGACGTAAGAAGGCGCCCCATGCCGCCCAGCGGTCCCGCATTTGAATCCGCCCAAGTAATCGAGGAAGCCGCCCGCCGCGCAGATGTTCTTCGCCGTACACCAGAGGGACGCGATCTTTTGCGCCGAGAACTGCAAGGCGAGGAGATGGTCGGTGGAGTCCGCCGCGCTACGGAAGAAGCATTGGCCACGGCACCAGAACCAGCAGAGGGGGATGTATTCGCAGAGATTCGCCGCCCGAGCCGTGCAGAGGAAGCCGCGATTACAATCGAGCAACAGCTTGCCGAGGACGAAAGAATCCGCAGATCGCAATTAGGAGCGGAGGCATTGCGCGAAGAACTCGCCCAAGCAGAATCTCTCTCCCGAGTCGCAGACAACACCGCGACAGACGAAGAAGTAGTCCGTCTCGCAAGACAAGGGTTGGTCAACATCCAAGACGGGCAGAATGTTATCACCCCGCGAGGAGAAGAGGTAATGCAGAGGGCTGGCGCACCGCTACCCAGACTGACTCCAGAAGAGAGGGCTGCGGAGGTTGCCGCCGCACCAGCAGCCCCCACTCCCGTAACGACCCCTCTTGTAACACCTACACCAGAGGCCGCTGTAGCCCCTGTAGAGCCAGTTGTTGCGGCAGAAGGGGCGGTAGAGCCAGCAGTCATAGAAGTCGCGCCAGAAACGGTTCAGGCAGCAGAGCAAAAAGCAACAGAAGATTTCGCTCAAGATTTATACGGGCAGGAGCCATATATCAATCACCTCCGCAGAGTTTCGGAGCAAATGCCCAACAACAAACTAAAGACAGCTGCATTTCTTCACGATTCCGTGGAAGATGGCAAGATGACACTGGATGAGGTTAGGTCTCAATTCGGTGATGATGTTGCGGGATTGGTGGATGTGGTAAGCAGAAAAGAAGGCGAAACATACGCTCAATTTATTGATCGTGTTGCCCAAAATCCCGAAGCAGCACAGATCAAATTGGCTGATCTTCGCGAGAACATTCGTAATGTAGAAAATTTTAAACCATCTCTTCGTTCCCGCTATGAAAAAGCCATAGCGGTTCTTGAGCCAGAGGTTGCTCCTGCTACAGCAATGACGGAAGATGCTAAAACCCGCAAGGCGCTGGAAGAGCAACCCCCCGCATCATTGGAAACTGTTTTACAGCAAGCAGAGGCATCTAGAAAATTTAGAGAGCAGGAAGAACCCGCAGGCATCGCTATAGGCAACCGCGTCAAGACCAAGACCACACCACAGAGCTTCGTAGTAGAAGAAGTGCTGCCTCAAAGCGCAAGAGAGGCAGAGCTTGGAGAACAATACTACAGCATCCGCAATGAGCGGACTGGCGAGGTGCAGACTGTAGAGGCTGGAGATATTAAGATTGTTAGAGGCAAGGGAGTGCGGAAGATGGCGGCTACTCCAACAAAAATAACGCCGCAAACTCCAGAGGAAACAACGGCATTCCAAAAAGCATCTTCCAATAAAGTAATGGCAAGGAATCCAGAACTTGCCGTTGCTGCTGTAAGACTGAAAAATGGTGAGATTACTGCTGGAGAATACGCAGACTTAATTGATTCCATTGATCCCTTTACAGTTAAAGGCGCTGAATCTATTCCAACAAAAGATAAAATAGATAAATACATTGGAGAAGATAAACGAAGCAAAGTAAATGCACCAATACAAAGCGGCAAAGAGGTAGAGTTCAGAATAGATATTCCGACATACAACCGATCTACTGCTGCTGGAGATACGGTATATGCCGTAACGGCGCATGAGCCAGTTCCAGAGACAAGCACTCGTGTAGGGACTCCAATATCTTACCTTGGCGCGGCAAAAGTCATTAATCCAAAGATGATGACTCGCTCTATTTCTGGGAAGGGCGAGGCTATTGATATTGCAACTGGTGCTGTAAAATTTCCTCTTGCCACAGTCAAAGGCAACTACGAGCCGATTACCAATCTGCCAGCAGACATCAATAACCCAGATGTTTGGACTGAGGTTAGTTACAATCCAATCCGTTCAAGTTACTTTGTAGATGTGCGCTCAAAGAATGCCGTTGTTGGCGGCGATGAAGCAATCATGGTTGGTTCTCGCGTCTTTGTTAAAAATCCTCAGATGCAAGCTCGTCCGAGGGGAATAGTTGGCGGGGCTGGGATTCGCGACATTAGATACATGGCATCAGAGCTTCGCGCAGAAGAGAAATACACACCCGTCCCAGAAGCGGATCGCTACACATTTAGAGAGGCATCTGGTCGCGCCATCCGATTCTTCGGTGGAGAGAAGCCGGAAAACTTTGTAATTGTTAACAATACCGATGATCCAGACTACGAGTTCAAGGCTGGCTACGACCCCGATAGTGGGGAGATCATCCTCAACCGCGCCTACATCCAGAGGGGCGAGAACATCGAAGACATCCTCACCCACGAACTCGGTCACTACATCTACTCCGACCCGCAGTTCCAAGCCGACTTCCAAAGCTTTTTGGAAAGCATGCCGGATGAGGCCCGCGCAGAGATAGATCGCATCGTAAACGAGGGCTACAACAAGGAAACCAACGAAGTTCAGATTGAAGAGCGGGAAGTTATGGCATTTGCCTCGCTTATCAGAAGGACGAAGAGGGGGCTGACCGCGTGGGAGAAGCTAAAGGACACCATCAAGAAGATCATCAACCGACTCCTCAAGACGAACATCATGCTTTCTGACCGTGGCGCGATGGCTGTATTCAATGTCGGATACAAGCGTTTCAACAGCGGGGAAAGGATCATTCGCGAGATGCGCGAAGGAGTGCTGAAGATGGCACCCGAACCAACCCCAGCACCAGAAGCAGTAGTAGAGGAAGCCCCCGCAGAGCGCCCGAAACGCCGCACGAAGATGCAGAACATCATCGACATCTCTACAGGCGTGAAGCGCCCCAAGACGAAGTTGACTGTAAACGAGATGACGGCGCTGAAGGACCAGATCAGAATGGGCGCAAGGAAGCGCAAGGAGGATAAGCGCACCCAGCGCGAGTTCGCAAAGGACTTAACCCAGCAACTGCGCGAGGCTGCTATCCGAGGAAAGGTCCGCCCGTCACAACTTAGGGCTATTACCAGCAAGGCATTGCAGACGCAGTTCGACAACGAGGCGTCTATCCTTGGATTCGTTAACTACGCGAACAAGGTTATCGAGAACGCCAACTACGAGAAGGATTTATCTGATGCCAAGTCAGCAATTAAATCTGCCAAGCGTTTGGCAAAGCAAAAAGGATTGGCTGCTAACATTAAAGCCAACCTCGAAAAGCTTGCGAATATCGAACCGCGACAAATAGAGCCGGAAGAGATGGTTGAGGTGGAGGGGGAGACGCCAATCTCTGTCGCAGAGTTTACAGCAGTTCTGAAGGAATACATGAAGGCGGGTGGCCCCGTCACGGCAGAGGAATACGTCCTTGTGCCTGACGCAGAGATTACCGACTTCCTAACAAAGCTTGGCGAACAGATTGAAACAAATCGCAAGGCTAAGGAAAACCTTGGAATGGACGGCGAGCTTGCAGCGATTGCAGATAAGACACCAGAAGAGATTGATGCCGAGCTTGCAAGAGACGAAGAGCGCCGCAATCGCATCGAGCAAAAGATAAACGGATTGGCTGAAGTGGCGCAAGTTGCACTGATCAATTACGATAATCCAGAAATTACTTCTGAAGAGAAGGTTGTTTTGGACGATATGAAGCGCATCACGCTGTCCGATATCAGCATTGGGGAACGAAAGGAGTTTATCAAGATTGCGAACAACATTCTTGTTAACAATAAGTTCCTCGGCGCTCAAAAGTTTGCATCTATGGCGAGGGGGCAGATTGGAGCGGTTGAGGCTGCAAAAGATTCCAAGACAATCAAACGCAACTCCGCGACATTAAAGGTTTACGAGAACCTTCTTGGAGAGAACTTCGGAAGGCTGGTCAATCTTGGAACGCAATCATTCGCAGACACATTCCGCAATCTTACAGGAACACAAGGACTTCCAAGGCTTCTTTACCAGATGGGGTTTGGTGAGATTGAGCGCGGGCAAGCCAACACAAACAGGGCAAGGCGCGAAATCACGGATGGCGTCCAGCAGCGATTCAAGCAAATCGAAAAGGAAACAGGTCAAAGGATTGCTGAAACACAAGGCGTCTATTCGATGGGCGTTGCTGGCAATCTCATCCAAATCCACCCCGACGAGACAGAAGCTGAAGGCATACAAAGAATGCGCGGTTTGATAGAAAAAGACATCGAGAAGAAAAAGAAGTCACCAAAGACGGAGGACAGAAAGACTGCGCTGTATATCGAGAAGGCTTTGGACGAGGTTTACGCTGACTCCATCCAAGGCATCTTGGACAATCTAAACAGACTGCATCCAGCAAACTACAAGGCTTTGACGTTCTTGATGAACGAGGTTCTACCCGAATACAAGCCGCTGCTTAAAGAACACGACGAGCTTTTTAACAACCAGACAGAGAACTACGAGAATCCGTATTACCTTCCAATCCGCTACCGCTCCATCGGAACAGAACCCAAGAAGCCAGGGGAACTGCGCGGACGGGCATCCGATAGCGTTACCGCCCCGAAACAAGCGCCCAACTCAATCAAGCGCATCAAGAACAGCGTATTGCCAGAAGGAAAGCAGTTTGACTACAACCTTACCAGAAACGTATTGGATTCCTTGTCAACGCAGCTTGAGGCGGCGTATACAAATCCAGGCTGGCAGCAAGTCTACGCATTCCTAAAGTCTCCCGAAGCAGTGGAGGCGCTCGGTGGTGTAGAGAACTACGATTTCGTCACGAAACGAATCAATAACCTATCCGATTCCCGCGAGCGCAAGATTTACCAAATGGACCCGTTCAACCAAGCTGCGGACTTTGTTGCGAATATGGTTCGCAAGATCGGAACGAGTATCGCACTCGGAGGTATTGGGCAGGCGGCAAAGCAGATGCCAGACCAAGTAGCCACAACGATTGCCAACGTAAACGATCTGAGCATCACGACTCCAGCCTTCACGGAAATCAAGGCGGCATTGCCAGCGATGCGCCAGTTCTCCATCGGTGAACGCGGTGAGATTGCAGGCGGCTCAAAGTGGGTCAACCAGCTTGAGGGCAACTTCACCAAGCTACAGCAGTTCATGCAAGATGGCTTGTGGCCCAAAGCAATGGAAGCTTTCGAGAATCTTAACAACTTCTGGCTGATTCCGCTCAAAATTTCCGACACGGTTGCCGCATCGCACGGATGGATTTCCTACTACAAGAAATATCTTAAAGACAACGACATCCAATTCACAAACTGGGACAACGAATCTGATCTTATTGCTAAAGGAGATAGGAGCCGCGTAGAGGCTGGTCTTTACGCAGACCAAATGATCGACATCTACCAAGGCTCGTCCGACCCGACCAAGATGGCAACATTCGCTCAACGAGGAGACAGCGGCGGTGGAAATCTTCTCAAGACGATGATTATGCCATTCTCGTCGTTCGTAATCCAGCAACGCTCTCGTATCCTTTCCGACTTGCGGGATATATCCTACGGGGATACGGACGAGAAGAAAGTCGCCGCAAAGGGATTGGCAGGAACACTGCTTGGAATTGTTATCTTCCACGGAGTAAGACGCTACGCATTGCCATTCCTTACTGGTGGTATTGCCGCTGCCGCATACGGATTGCTTGGCGTGGATATGGAAGAACCGGACGAGGAAGAGCGGCTTGAAAAAGAAAGGCGCGTATTCCGCCAGTTCTTGGGTGAGGTTGCATCGAACATCTTTGTCGGTGGTTATTCTGCCTACGCGGAAACAAGGCTAATCGACGCTGTAAACGCAGCCGCATATTTCTACGAGATTCAGACGCAAAGCGAAAACGTGCTGGACGACAAGGGTGAGATTATGTCTTGGGAGAAGTATCGCAAGGAACGCGCCCCAATGTATCGCTATACTGGACCTGGAGCAGATTCCACGCTTGGTATGCTTGATATTCTTCCAAGCCAAGCCAGAGAGTCGTTTGACAGGCTAAAAGATTTGTCGGACGACGAGATTATGGACTCGCTCACGGAAGAAGAACAGAGGGTTCTTATCCTTGCGGCATTGAGCGAAACGCTCTACACTATGCGATTAAATGACGCGGACGTTGCACGAATGGTAAAGAGGATGGCAAAGGATGTTAAAGACCAAGCCGAGGCGCGGCAGAAAGCGGAACGACAACTGCAACGCATCTACGGACAGTAATGATCCAATACACATACACTGACAAGTCCACTTGCCCGCCAGGCGAGTGGCGCTACACACATCCAGTCACGGGACTTAAACTCAAGCACTACGACTACAAGGCGTTCATTAAGAACTACGTTAACCATTGTCTAGCAAACAATATTGCACTGTCTCCAGACTGGGAGGAGGAGTTGATTTCCGAGATGTGTGTGCAGAACAATTGGGGCAAGATGTGCAAGCCTGTTTCACTTGATAAGATTGTTCGTAGGAGATTGTCGCTACAAGCCGTGCTGTCGTTCCTAAACATGATCAAGTCATGGGCGATGCAAGTATTGAACGGCAAGGCTGCGTTCGTTTCGCAAGACGAAGCAGAGAGACGCGCTAGCATCTGCGCGGGATGTCCGAACAACGTGACGCTCCAGTTTTCGTGCGGTGCGTGTATGGGTGGCGTATTATCGCTAATCCACGGAGTATTGGGGGACAGAAAGACATCCAACGACAGGAATCTGGGTGCTTGCCTCGTATGTTCTTGCGAGTTAAAATCTGCGGTTCACGTTCCTTTGGATGTTCAAAGGGATGGGTTGAGCGAAGAACTTAAAAACGATTTCAAGAAACTTACACATTGCTGGAAAAGCTCCGATAGATGAACTTTTTACATGAACGAGATTTAGGCGACATAATACTAAGCTTGGCCGCAGTTCAAGCTGCTGGAGGCGGGAGTTATTACATTCAAAACAATTCCAACGCAGTTAAGGTTTTGAAACCACTGCTAGAACTGCAACCATATATCGACAAGTGTGGCGAAAAGAACTTGATTAGGATAAACAAATCGTTTGTTGAGTTTAGAAAGCAAGGGTTGCCTTGGGGCGTTCAGCTTGCGGAATTGCATGCCAGATGGATAAAGCAACCGACAGACCTATCAAGGCCTTGGCTGTTTGTTCCAAAAGACAGCAAGTTCAATGGTAGAATTATTGTTAACAAGACCCATAGATATGTGAATCCTATTTTCCCTTGGAGTGAACTTGTAAAACTATTGGGAGAAAAGATGTTGTTTGTTGGTCACAACAACGAATACGAGTTGTTTTGCAGGTCATTTGGAAAAGTAGACAGATTGATTGTTAAGGATTATCTTGAACTGGCTATTGCAATAAATAGCTCGGATTGTTTTATCGGCAACCAAAGCTCATCAAATTGCGTTGCGGAAGGATTGAAGCATCGTTCAATCCAAGAGGTGTGTTTGTGGCAACCGGATTGTATCTACAAGCGTGACAACGCAACGTTCTGCTACGATGGAACAATCGACACAAGCGTTGCAGGGATAAACATAAAGTTGCACAGCAAAGCACTTGAATCAAATGCAAACAAGAGCCAAACACCTTCAGGCGGGTGGCGGATTACTGTAAACGGAAAGACGTTGAAAAGCTATGCAATTGACGCATTGGTTGTGGATGCAAAGAACAATGGTGTTGTTGGAACAAAACGCGAGATTGAAGACATTATTGTCCGCGAAACATCCCCAAGTATACTGGGAAGCAATCTTTCCGAACGTGTGTCCAGCGACATACAGCGTGTGAGGGAGCTTATAGGATGAACGAAACCAGCAAGGCAATGAGGAGAAGGCTTGTGGAAGACAAGCTTGGCATATTCAACTGGAGCGATATTTTCAAGGGAGAGGGTATTGATGTTGGATGCGGTCCCGACAAGATTTGGTATAATGATTGCATTGCTTTTGATTTGGAGCATGGGGACGCAAATGTTATCTCCAAATACTTTACAAAACAATTTGATTACCTGCATGCATCCCAGTGTTTGGAACACATGCACAACCCATTTGATGCAATACTGGAATGGTTGAAGATTGTTAAGAGCGGAGGGCATGCAGTGGTTTCTGTCCCAGATTGGTCTTTATACGAGGGAAAGGTGTGGCCATCGCGATACAACCCAGACCACAAAAGCACTTGGAGTTTCACGCACGAAACAAGTCCATCCCAGCGCCACGTCAATATCCACGCTTTCTTGGAGCATGTCAGTCCGTATGCCTATGCAAAACGGGCTATCCTTGTGGACAACAACTACGACTACAACTTATCCCCAAGCGTAGACCAAACATTTGAAGAAGCAAAAGGAGTAGAGTGTTTTATAGAGTTAGTCCTATGCAAGTTGTAATTGTTAAAGCGAAGAGCCAAGTTAAGGAGGTGGACAAGCTTGTGGAATACTGCCGCTGGCTGGACGGGACAGATGTCATTGTCATCCAGAACGACGAGAAGGTCACATCATACCCAGAGAGGAACAACCACGCATTGCAGCAGGCATTCAATTGCATGGGCGACACTCCATTTATTTGGTTGGAACCGGACAGCATTCCGCTTCGTATCGGATGGGCTGGAATTCTCGCAAGGGAATATCATAGGTTTGGCAGTGACATTATGTTGTCCAGCGACACGCATCCACCGCATGATCTTGTTGGCGGCATAGGCGTGTATGGCAAGCTTGCAAGAAAGCTTATTCCGGCTGGGATCAAAGCAGACGGATGGGATGGGTGGATGATTAAAAACATCAAACCGCTAATCTCATTTACACCGCTTATCCAGCATACCTACGCGCGTTACGATGGCGGCAAATGCGAGCCGCATATCTTCCCGAGGGATCGCCATTTATTGCGTGAAGATGCAGTTATCTTCCACCGCGACAAATTCCAAGGACTTATTGGTTAACGGTAAATAGTTCTGAACTTGCTGAATGCTTGCTTCCACCCCTTGCTTTCAGCCTTATTGTTCGTATTTATCGCTTTTGTAACAGTCGTGCTGTCCAGCCCCAACCGCTCCCTGCAAAGGGCAAGGAGGCCCATTCCTGCGTCAGCAATGTCTGGAGACATGCCGTATGTTAGTTTCATCTCGGATTTCGGCATAACTTTTATGCGTAGGTTCAAGTCCTTAATGCCGTGCTTGTCCAACTTTCGCTGGCACATCTCTTGCATCATCTCATTTGATATACCGCGAATCTGTCCAGCCCGCATGTACTCCTTCAGCGAATACCAAATCTCGGAGACGGAGTTCACATACCGTTCGTGTGCCGGAGTCTGGTCGTAGGCGGATACTGGTTTATCCGAAGCCTTGCCACCGAACTGGAGTCCGTAAACATCCTTGCTCCAAGCGATGGAAATAACATCTCCCAGCGGTCCGCCAGCACCAGACTTGTCGTATCCAGCACTGCGGGGTTGGACGCCGCGTTTTACGCATTCATCCCTAAACCATCGAACAATCTGTTCTGTTCGTGTGGAAGATTGGTCGGTAACATCCTCGGCAAACTTCAAGAACTCGTCGTATTGTAAACCCTTGTATCCGTAAGGTTCGGTCAGTTTACCAACAGTTCCAAAATATAGGATCGCCCTATCGCCACCGTTTGTGAAGGATGGGTCAAGAAACGCAACGCGCACAAACTCGTTATCCAGCCAGATTGCTTTGTCCAAAGCCTTGGAGTTAACAATTTCCACTTCAGAGTAGATTTGATCTGTAACGCCAGCCGGACACCAGAACCCGCGATACATGCGCCAATATGACGCAGTATTTCTTTCAGATACTGGGACTTTCTCCAAGTCCTCTGGTCCATCCATCCACGGGTAATACTTTTTACCCCGCTCCATATTCGGATTCTTTAGCGTATCAAAATGCAAGCAAACGCCACGCTCAGTTTCCCAATCATCATCCTCGACTGTAATGCTATCCCAACCGTCTTTAGGTTTTGCAAACTTTCCAAAAGCATCTACATACGAGGCTGGGTTGGAGATACCAATAAATTGAAAGCGTTCGCAACCTTTTGACAAGTTGTAGAAGGCAACCTCGGTAATTGCCTCGGAGAGTTCAGACAACTCGTCAGCAACGAAGATCACGTTCTTTTGGTGGATACCTTGCATCTTGCCAGTGGCATCTTTCTCTTTCTTCTTTTCGCCAGGTATCAAAGTAATTCCAGACAGATCACCCTTGCTCGCCTTGCCCTTGGAGTCCACGTAGCGGATTGTGTTTAGGGAATCCACAAGCTTGCCTGGCAGTCCAAGCTGTTCGCAAATCTGCCAATACTTCACAATCTTACCCCAGATACGTTGCTTGGATGCCTTGATTGTTGTAGAGGTGGCTAGGACAATCGTGTTCTCTGGGTCGGCTAAGTAGTTAATAATTGCCCAGATGGCATAGAATTCAGACTTTCCAAAACCGCCACTTCCAGCAATCGCAAGGTAGTCGTGCTTGCAAGAAGCCTCCAGCATTCGCATCGCCCACGGGTGCCAGATGAAGTTTGCAGGAACTTTTGCGTCACGCTCGGGCCACAGAGCCTTGGAAATTGCCAAGAAATGTTCGTGTGTCTTGGCTTTGCCGATGTCATCTGGAATGCGTCTGGTAATCTTCTCGCGGAACATCGCCAACTCAATCGCAAGGTCGTGTGTTCCCTTGCGCCAGTTGAATCCATACTTGTGTTTGTAGCCCTCAATCGGATCGCCGTAGATGGGGGCGCTGACTCCCTCGTTCGCTTTCATTAAAATATTTGTTGCAACCCGTATGTGTTAGTGTATAACTATGCACCATGTCAAACGCAAAAGAGGAAAAGCACCGCACGGTTGCCAAGCTGCCTCCCGATGATTGGAAGTTCTTTCGGGCTTGGCTTCTGATGAAAGGAACCACCTTCACGGGTTGGTTGAAGAAAGAGATCGCAAAAGCGAAGAAAGAAGCCGGAATGGTATGACACTCCTGCAAGCCCTCGGTCTGGAAAAAACGAAGGCCGAAAAGTTTATTGACGAGAAACGCGAGGATGTTACTTTCGACATTCAAGTTACGCCCGAAGATTATGATAACGGCACTAAGCACGATCCTATTAACAGTCCTTTGGCTTTGGCTGTTAAGCGTTCACTCAAGGGATCGCAGTTCCAGTTGGATCGTGCGGGTTTTAAGGTTATCATTATATCTCGCGGTATTTACGAGTATGGCTTCTTTATGCCTCGCAGCGTTTGGAGACAAGTAAACTGCCAAGAGTTTATCGAGGATTCCAAACCTTCGCGACCCATCAAATTTAAAGCAACCTTTTCAATGTTATTCTAATGAAGCTTGTTATACCTGTATCAGAGTCAGACAAAGAACTAATTCCAAATCTCTATGCTGCTTTTGAGAAATACGAAATTTGCCCTGATAACGATTTGCTTGTGGTGGGTTCTAAAGAAGTTCAAGCTGATGTGGATTCCATTCTTGAAAACATAGGCAGCAAATTTGAATCTTCAGAAAAATTGATTATTGAAAACAATAATTATGGTTGGCCTATGGCTTGCAACCACTATTGGCAGCAGACTTGTTACCATCTTAACAAAGGCGAAGACGATGCGTTTTTGTGGTTTGAATTGGACAGTACGCCAGTCAGCGACCACTGGCTGGATATCTTGTCGCAAGAATATTATGCAGACACAACAAGGGCGGCAAAAGCAGGGCGCGAGCCATTCATTTACTTTGGAAACAAGGAACGAAACTACGAAGGCAACAATGGAGAACTTTTGCCCGAATCCGTTTCTGGAAGCCGCATGGCTCCTATTGGAATCTACTCAACGGAAATCTGTTCCATCCCTGTTCTATCTTCGTTGTCTGCAACGAGGCGTCATTGGTCATCGGTCATCCAATGGTATACTACACCATCCCTTGCAAACACGGAATTGATCCAAAATAATTGGAGAACAAAAAACTATCGCAAAGAGAAAGATGTTATTGTATGTGATTCAATTGCCAACTTGGCTTGGGACGTCCATTTCAACAAACCAGTCAACAAGGACGCTGTTCTTGTTCACGGGTGCAAAGATGGATCGCTTCTCAAGTTGATGTTGAAAAAAGAAGACAATAATTTCAACAAAGAAATGAAAGTAGCGACACAAGTATCCATTGAAGATGCCGAGCAAATTGCAGAAGAGCTTGAGGAGCGCGAGGAGCGCGAGGAGCGCAAGCAAAAGCCAAAGACATTTTTCGGATTATTCAAGGATCGCAAAGAAAAGGACAATAAATGAGCGATGTATTGGAAACAATTTCCGAGTCGGGCAAACCGCCCGTATCGAGGATAAAAGACGCCAAGAGCGCCTATGAGGTTTGGGAGACACTACGACGAGCGGATGCCGTATCGGCATTTGACCGCAGCAAGATTGACGCGGCTTACGACAACGAGCGACCCTACGACGAGAGGGCGCTTATCAACGCGGGACAAGGTTATCGCGTTAACGTGTCGTGGGGATTCGCCAAGCAAGTCTTGGATACAGCCCTTGCGGGATATACCGACATCATCAACGCTCCCCAAACGTTCTTCAGTTGCCCGACTACTTACGGGCCTCAAGTCGAGCGCGACGAGCTTGAGAATGTTGTTGCCCAAGAAGTTACTGCCTGCATCCGTTCGTGGCGCAACTTCTTCCCGACCTATTTGAAACTTTGCAACGCGTTCATCAAACACGGCGTAGGAATTGCTTTGTTCAACGACGAGTGGGACTGGCGGTGGAAAGCCACCGATATGTCAGACTTCAAAATTCCCCGCAAGACAGAGGTTGGGCAAGAGAATATCGATGTGGCTGCTTGCTTGCGATTCTACAGCCCAACACAGCTTTACCAACTGATTAAGGACGAGGAGACTGCCACCATCAATGGATTCAACGTGGAGGCGTGTCGTCGTGCAATTATCCAGTGCGTCAACAATAACAACAATTATTATAACTTCCGCCAATACGATTGGGAGAAGCTTGAAATTGAGCTTCGCAACAACGACTTGTATTTTACCACGCAAGCCGCGAACCAGCAATCGATCCGGGTTGTGCATTTGTGGGTCAAGGAGTTTGACGACAAGGTTTCGCACTTTATGATTGTGGACGACAACGGAGCGCAAGACTTCCTATACAAGAAGATCGGGCGCTTTGAGAATGCGTATCAAGCGTATACAGTCTTTACATACGGAGTCGGAACTAACGGATACTATCATGGCATACGCGGACAAGGTTATGATGTGTTCGCAATTAACGGTGCGCTTAACCGCGCATACTGTTCGCTGCTGGAGATTGCATCGTTTGGTTCCGCCCCCACGTTCCAGCCCAAAGACGAGACGGCATTGCAGGAGATGCAATTCATCCCAAATGGAGTCTACAATTTGCTTTCTCCAGGAATTGAGGTCATTAAGGATACTATAGTTCCCAACGTATCTAACGGAACCCTGCCGATTGTTAACGCATTTACCCAGTTGTTCCGCGAGAGGACGTCTGCCTACAACACGGAGTCTTTGGTAAACACAAGCATCGAGAAGTCGGCTACACAAGTACGCGCTGAACTTAGCAATATTGCTAAAATGAGCGTGTCAGCTTTGAATTTGTTCTTCGACCCGTGGGAGAGTTTGATGCGTGAGATGATTAAGCGGATGAAGCGCCGTGACTACGATGCGCTGGAGCCTGGCGGCACTTATATCTCGCAGCTTCACAAACGTTTGCTTATGCGAGGATCGGAGGGAGTGGGCGCCAAAGACAGATATCTGCAAGCATTCTTTGCGCTTGATACGGATCGCCTTCGCGTTACCAAGCCTGTCGGTGCTGGCTCGGAGGCAGCACGTATGATTGCTTACGATAGGCTTATGGCTATATTCGGTTCGCTGCCGGATTTCGGTAAACAGAACCTTGTTTGGGATATTGCTTCGGAAACCGCTGGATACGAGAATGCAGCACGTTACGCAATACAGCCTGGCGCAACGGAGACGCCCACATGGGATGCTTCTCTTGCTCAAGTGGAAAACAACGTTCTAGTGCAAGGCGGACAAATTGCTGTCATTGACGGCCAGAACGATCTTGTTCATGCCAAGGTTCACGCCCAAGCACTCAACCCGCTTGTTACGCAAGCTCAAGACGCACTTGAAGTCGATCCGATGTCTATTGCCCAGACATTGCCAGGCATCAACAACCTTAACGGACACATGGCTCAACACGTCGAGCGCATGTCTCAAGACCCGCTTCTGCGTCAAGAGGCTGCCATGTTCCGCAAGATGCTCCAGCAAGCTGACGAAATTCTGCACAACGGAACACTCAAGGTTCAGAAACTACAGGCCCAAGAGATGCAGGCCCAGCAGGCCGCTATGGCACAAGGTCAAGCGGTCGAGGCTACAGCAGGAGGGGTTCCTCCCGATGTCCTTGCAAAGATTGAGGCCCAACGTGCCGAGCGTCAAGCCAAGTTGGAAATGGACTACCAAACACACCAACAGAAGATGATTATGAAGCAACAAGAAGCAAACCAAAAGCTTGCGATCCGTGATGCGGAGGCTGCGAGCAAAATCCAGCGCGAAGGAATTCGGGCATGACGCAAAGACAACTTTTCCAACTCAACGCAGACAAGCTCGATAGGTTGACTGCATTGCTGGATGATCCAGTTATGCGCGAAGCCTTTGTTATTGTTCGACAAGAATCCTTCCCTAAGGAGCCAGTATTGCGTCCTGAGGCGGATATGCGTGACGTGCTGGCATTGGAGGCTGGCAAGTCTATCGGAGCTAACGAATTCTTCCACAAGCTGCAAAGTCTAGCGAAGCGTCCCCAAGTCAAGGACAGCAAGCTGGAACAAGAATACATCAAGCAAGCTAGGGAAAGACTTTTCGCGACAGGTCTTTACACTGTTGACGAAATCCACGAGGCCGAAAGGCTCTCACAACTCAACAATCCACAGGAGAAATAAGTATATGAAAACAATGCAAAAAGAAAGCGGACGCATTTCCGCACCCGTCGTCAAATCCAAAAAGATGTCCAGCAAGTCAAGCGTTTCCCAGAAGGGCAAAGCTTGGGGTGCGCGTCACCGTGCTGGCATCAAAAAATAACAGAAAGGAACCATGTCCGAACAAGCCACACAAGAAGCGCCCGTATCTACGGACGCAGCCATTACCAATCTTCGCGGAGCATTGGACTCCATCGCGAGGAACGACTTGAATGCCAACTCCACGTTGACGGAACGCCCGCCGAATCCATCGGCACCAGTTCCATCTTACGCTATTAAAGAGGAAGCCAAGTTGGAATCCAATACAGATAAACCAGAACAAAAGTCGGAACCCGTTACAGAAAAAGTAGAACCAGTTAAGGAGGAATCTACTGCAACAGAAGAGACGACTGAAGAGCCGCAGCCTGCTGACGAAAAGTCAAAGGTTCGCTGGAAAGAACTCAAGCAAGCCGAGAAAGATTTGAAGCTTGCGCAGAAAGAACTTGCCGAACTGAAGAAGCGCGGAGATGAGTTTGAGTCTACCAGTAAGGAGGTTGACGCACTCAAGGCGCAGATCGAGGAGATCAAAGCCGAGCGCGAAGCGATTGACGGAGAGTTGTATATGACTCGCGTTCAAGCTTCCCGCGAGTATAAGGAGTATGTCACGGAACCTTTGAACAAGTTGTTCGACGACGTGGACTTCTACGCCAAGCGGAACGAAGTGGACGGGTCTGATATTGTCGATGCGCTTGAAGCAGACGTGAACGGAAACGGCAAGAAGTTGGAAGAGCTTGTTGCGGATTGGCCGGATAGGGATCGCCAGAAAGTATATCAACTTGCAGACAACCTCCTTGCAATCAACAACAGAAAGCAAGAGATCGAGGAGAACAGCAAGGCGGCATACGAGGCATCGGTACAGCGCGAGATGAAGGAGCGTGAGGAGCAGCATAAACAATATTTTGCCCAGCGCGAAATTGCCGTCACAAGCGTCATTCCGAAGCTTGGAGAAAAAATCTTTAACATTTTGCCGGAAGACAAACGCCCAGACATCTCCAAGTTGCAACAGGAGATTATGGGATATGACTCTTGGCCAGAAGACCTAAAGGTTTACGGAATTGCAGGAGCGGCAATTCTTCCAGACCTTGTGGATCATCTGACAAGTGTCCAAAAGGAATTGGAAACAATAAAGAAAGAAAACATTAAGCTTCGTGGTGGGGCGGCACCCGCTGCTGGCGGAACTTCCCCGCGTTCACCGCAAGAAGCCGCAAAGCCAACAGACTACACAAAAGTTGATACAGAAGACTTTGTGAAATCAATGGTTTCGCGAATGGTTGCTTAGTTTGTTAGTCATATGGTTAAGACGGCTTGTGGTAGAAATACTGCAAGCCGTTTTTCTTTTAAATAGTTCTTGCATTATTTTAACTTATACAATAAGTCTCGCAATGCAGGGTTGCCTAACCTGTTGAAAAAGGTGGCACGGAGGCTGTGTTCCGCAACCATAGTAACAAATAATTGTGAGCTTAAAAAACCCGCAAGGGCTTCTCAAGTGGCTCAGAGGAGATAAGAGAAATGATGCCGTTTCCGCAAATGCGGATTTGGCGACCAACTTACAATTAACATAATTTAGAAAGATACTACAATGTCTCAATACAATCTCGCTGATGTGAATCAGCAACTCCAGCAAGAAGCTGGCCGTATCGGAGAAATGATCTCCGCAAAACTTATCGGAACCGATGTGTGGAACCGCCTCATCAAGCAGGACACTTTCCCTGCTGGCATGGGTGAGTCCATCCAGACCCTCATCCAAGAACGCTCGACTGTCAGCAACGTCAGTTCGACCGCTTGGGAAGATGTCGGAACCAACGACGGGACGGGCAATTCTTGCAATCCGACCCCTCAAACCGTTGATTTCGCCCGCACCCTCAAGAGCTACAACCTCCAGCAGGCGGCTATCCGCAGCCCTGGTTTCTGCGTCAACGACCTCCGCACCGCGTGGAAGGCCGAAGAGCAGTTGGCTGGCGAGGTTAAAGTCCTTAAAGAAAACGCCCAGTGGTTCTGGAGCAACCGTTACCGCGACGAGTTCATCCGTCTTGCTGGCAACAAAGTTGTTACCGACGTTAACGACACCCTCGCGATGTCCGTCAGCGGTTCCGACCAAGCGTTTCCGGCTGTTGTTCCCCAGTATGCCCTCGACCAAGGCATCCTCGACCAGTTCTACCTTGATCTGGCTCGCGACTCCGCCGAAGGTCACTACGCGATGGTTGACGGTGAGCCTCAATACGCGCTCATCTGCTCCCCCGAAACGAGCAACTACCTCAAGAAGCAGAACGCTGACATCCGTCAAGACCTCCGCTTCTCGTCGCAAGTTGACGAGTTGATCAAGCCGTTCGGTGCCGCGTTCAGCTACAGTGGCTTTGTCCACATCGTTGACCGCCAAGCCCCCCGCTACAACTTTGTTGGTGGGCAGTTCGTCCGCGTTCCGTTCTACACGAACGCCGCTGCGACGACTGGCAACAAGGCGGTTGTCAACCCTGCGTATCGCACTGCTCCTTACGAGGTCAGCGTGATCTACAACCCGCACGTCTTCACTTCGCGTGTCGCCCAAGTCATCACCAGCCCTGGTTCTGGCTTGAAGTTCGACCCCGTGAATTACAGGGGCGAGTTCATCTGGATCAACAACAAGGACAATGTGAACAACATCCTTGGCTTGACCGGATACTTCTACGCTCTGTTCATGCAGGGTTCCCAGCCGAAGCGCACCGAGTGGGGTTATGCGATCATGCACCTCCGCTGCTCGCCCGCCACGGTCTATCAGTCCTGCTCCTAATAGGACTAGGTAGCACAAGCTAGCAATGGGTGCGGGGAGGTTCGATCCCTCTCCGCACCTCAACCAAAGGATCGAATATTATGCAAAACAAAGACAAAGGCGGCATGGCGGTTATCATCGGTATGGGCGGCAAGCCCGAAGGCGAAGAGGTTGATTTCAAAGCTCCAGAGGGTTTCGATTACGCTGATATGAAAGAAGGCGACGAAAAGGAAGTTCTCGCTAAAGTTCGCTACGACGGAGAAGGTGAATTCAAGCTCGTCTCGATTGACGGATATCCACTCGGCATGGAAGAAGAGGAAGGGGAAGAGGAAGAGATGCCCGAAGGCGAGATGGAGGAAGAGGAAGAAACAGAAGTCGAAGAAGAAGTTCCGTTCCAAGAGCGTCTGCGTAAACGCGCTGGTTTGACCCAATAAATCAAACTTAAATTATGCCAAACATTTGGGATGCTGGCGGCGGTAGCAACAGAAACATAAATAATCCAGCTAACTGGGATAATAATGTAGTTCCAGATTTGGCTTCAGGAACGCAGACGCTGACATTTGCCACGGGTTTAAATCTTGAAGTGAACCTAAACACGGAGGTTAATGCCGCAGGGATAATTCTCAATTATAATGGTTTATTGCCATTTTGGCCGTCATCCACTGGAAATATTTCCTTGGGGAGCCTTGGAATAACAGCCCAACCAACTTTAAATACCTTTGGGACATATTTTTTTAATAGAAGTGGATCAAGGATGGCCGTTAACCTCGCTGCCAACCAAACTTGGACGGTGCAGAACCAAGGGTCTTCGACCACCACACTGAGCGTTGCGGGTTTCGGCGGGGCGTTCAACTTGACGAAAAACGGAACGGGTCTTCTTGCGTTCACCTTGAACAGTTCCCGCTCCAGCGATGCCAATTCCGTAACATTGGAAAATGGAGTGTTGAGGTTGCAAACCGCAGGCGCGCTCAATAGCTCCGCCAATGCGCCCCTCTTCTTGAACGGCGGTGAGTTGAGGCTCGCCAACAATTCCAACACCACTTTCACCGGGACGAACACCACCGTGGGAGGCGATGCCAGTATCACCACCACGCGGACAAGCGGTTCAACCGCGCACCCAGTGCAGACTATGGGCAACCTGTCGATTGGTTCGCACACGCTAACCGTCAGTGATGCAAATGTAGTCAGCAGCACCGGAGACGCTGTTTTGCGAACTGGAGCCGTGACTTTGACTGGAAATGCAGTTTTTAATGTCGTTAATACCGACAACGCTGGGGTGCTTAAACTTGGAGCAGTTGGTGAATCTGGCGGTTCAAGGGGATTTACAAAAACAGGTAACGGAACTATTGAGTTAACATCGGAATCAACATATACAGGCGTAACTAATATTACTGAAGGTAATTTTATTGTAAACGCCAATGCTACTGGAACAACAGTAAACATCCAATCTGGAACAAAGATTAGCGGAAGTGGAGCGGTTGGTGGAATGAGGGTGTTTTCTGGAGGAACTATTTCGGCTGGAAATTCACCTGGAACAATTATTGTATCCAATAATGCAACACTCGACGGAGCCTCCAATTACAATTGGCAAGTTGCATCGCTCAACAAAGACGCATCAAACCAGTCGCTAAAGGGAATTGGATGGGATTATTTGAATATTGGTGGCGTTTTGAATCTTTCTGGCTTGGATTCCACGCCAATGAATTTAAACCTTTGGAGTTTGTTGTCTGTAAATCCAGATGTAAACGGAACAATTTCCGGCTGGCCGACGTCACATCCAAATACTTGGGCAATTATAGGTGCTGCTGGTGGAATCCAATTAAACGGAACACAATTGTCACCCAACACGGATTACACACATCTTTTCAACATTAACACAAATCCAACAAACGGAACTGGCGGATGGTCTGGAGAATTGCCGATGAACGAAGGATTTAGGGTTGTAACGCACGGTGATGCAAAGACACTTTATATCTATGCACCTCAAGCCGTTCCATCACCCCCTGCCCCAACATCAACTCCAAACCCTCAACACGGGGATTCTGAATACAATCTTCTATACAAGATTGCTCAAAACACATACAAGCAAGCGACATCTTGATTGCAATTATTCAATCAATAATTTAAAAAAACAATATGGCACTTGAACCGCAACACGGAGACGCAAAGTTAAATCTTCTTTATAAGATCGCTCAGAATACTTTTGATGCTTCACAAGGAGGTGGTGGGGGTGCAACTGGAGCTACAGGAGCAACAGGATTTGGTGCCACTGGCGCAACGGGTGTTGCTGGAGAACAAGGAGCAACGGGCGCAACAGGTGTTGCTGGAATTAACGGAGCTACTGGGGCAACAGGTCTGACGGGTTCGCAAGGCTCTACTGGGGCAACAGGAATTGGAGCCACTGGAGTCACTGGAGCAACTGGCGTACAAGGAATTCAAGGAAGCACAGGGGCTACTGGACCCGCACCAGATACTTCTGCATTCGTCCAGAAGTCTGGTGACACAATGACTGGCAAGTTGACTGCTGCCGCTGACGATACATCTGCAAAATTTAATATCGGAAACGCAATTACTGGAACAAATCCAGCAACCACAGTAAATGGAGATTTGTGGATTACAAACGGTAATAGACTGGCATATAGGTCAAATTCAACAATTTATAACACCGCTCAAACAAATTTAGCTAACACATTTAATAATAATCAAGCCATTGACACTTCTACTGCGATTACTGCTTTACGAGTTACCCAAAGGGGAACAGGTGAAGCATTGCGAGTTGAAGATGAGACTACTCCAGATTCAACAGCATTCGTTGTTAGTAATTCTGGTCGGGTTGGCATTGGCGTTACTCCCGATGCAACAGTTTCACTTTCTGTTGATACTACCGGAATCAAATTTGGTGATGGGACTATTCAAACAACTGCAATGCTCGCTGGCGCAACGGGAGCAACAGGAGCGGGAGCAACGGGGGCTACTGGTGTTGCTGGCATTAATGGTGCGACCGGAGCTACTGGTGTTGCTGGCATTAATGGTGCGACGGGTCTTACAGGGGCTACAGGAATCCAAGGTGCAACTGGTTTGACTGGCGCAACTGGAGCATCTGCAAGTGTAGCTCAAGTTACCGGAGTTTACTATGTTGCTAAAAACGGAAGTGATAGCAATACAGGAACAGTAGCCGCACCATTCCTTACAATCCAGCATGCTATTAATCAAGTGCCAGCAGGAACAGATGATTATACAATTTATGTTGCTTCTGGAATCTATGACGAGAATTTGACGATCAATCGGATCAACACTCACATCGTCGGCATGACTGACGATGCTTTGCAAAATAAAGCTATCTTGATTCGCGGAACAACCAATATCACCGCAACAGGAACTGGTAGCGTATTTAATAATACGATTGTCTTAAATAACCTCACGCTGGCAAATACTTCTACTGCTGGCTATACAGTTTCAAGCACAGGTTCTGGATATTCCCTTACCATTAAAAATGGTGTTATCGAGCAAGATAATGCTGGATTCGGAGCGATTAACATTGCTAATGCAACAAATGATACAAGAACATACTTTGATAACATTTATGTTCTTGCAAATCCCGCTAATAGAAATGCGTTGGACTTTTCTCGCGGAATAATTGCAGAAATTGAAAATTGTAACTTTTATGCAACTGGCATAGGAGGTCTGGCAGTTAATGTGACAAGCTCAAATGCTTGGATTGTATTGGCGAAAAATTCAACATTCCAAGCTCTTGGGAAGACGATTTCTCTATCCACTAACAACCAGTCCACAGCAAATCTCTCTTCGTTCTTGAACTGCACGATCAACGGACTTCCTGCGAGTAGCACAACCGGAATTGTTTCTCTTGGTGGTGGAACGCAAGCAGGATTTAGCTTTGTTCGATGCAATATTACGAACCTTGCAACGAATGGTTCTAGCGACTTTCCATTTTTTGAATTTAATACTGCCGCAATTCTATTTTGTGTAGGCAATATATTTGCAAGTCTTCGCGCAGCAGCAGTTAACTTTAGACCAGTTTATGCCGTCACGACTGCTGCTCCGAATGCTGTTTTCAAATATCTTGGAAACACTTATGCTTCCAACAAGACAACTGGGACAGATACATTCTTAATTCCGACGGCTGGCTTGAATGGTTGGGCAATTGTTGAGCGTCTTATTGGCGATTACATTGGGGCTACTGGAGCTACAGGGATTACTGGGGCGACTGGAGTTGCCGGAAATACAGGTGCAACTGGTTTGACTGGAGCCACCGGATTGACTGGAGCTACTGGACCATCT